AGCCGCCGCAGCCGCCGTGGTGGACGTCGCAGCCGCCGCCACCGCCGTCGCAGCAGCCGCCGCCACCGCCGTCGCAGCAGCCGCCGTAGCAACCGCCGCCACCGCCGCCGTAGCAACCGCCGCCACCGCCGCCGTAGCAACCGCCGCCACCGCCGTTAGATAATTTAGAGATATATAAATTTATTACTTATTTATATATGTCCCGAACACGTAGAAAGAGGCGGGGGAGAAGATTTCGAAGAACAAGGAGGCAACGAGGCGGCGAGTCAGAAGAAGTAAAGCGAGATGAAAAAAAGACGAAAAAGTTGCAGGCGAAACTAAGAAGAGATGAAACGAAGGAGGAGAAGACAGAAGAAAAAGACAAAAGAAAGCTGAAGAGAGAAGAAAAGAAAGTAAGGCATGATGAAAAAAAAGAGGAAAGGAGTAAAAAAGAGTGTGAAGAAGAGAAAGGATGTTTGACATGTAATGACGAGGGTCATTGCACGGCATGCGATATTGGATGGCTTCTCGAGGAGGGATCATGTAAGAAACAAAAAAAACCATTAGCGTTAGAAGATAAATCGGGAAGCATTAGTGAATCAATAGAAGGAGAGATCAAAGATCATATACCGGGGGGAGATATTGTTGAAAAAGCTGAAGATACGATTACAGAACATCTACCGGGCACTGATATTGTTGAAGAAGCCGGAGAGAAGGTTGAAGGATTATTACCTGGCGGTGAGGGAGGTATTATGTCAAAGGTCGAGTCCATGGGCGAAGGCATGGGGGAAGAAGGAGAGTTAGCAACTGCATGTGAAGTTGTGGGTCTTGGACCGGAAGATCCTTTAGCAGATGCTTGTGCTGCGCTGGTAGTGGCAGGATTTACTGTTGGAAAGCCAATTGCCCATGCTGTTGAGGGACTCGCCGGCGATGTAGGTGATGTTGGTGGCGACGTGACAGGAGATATTGAGGGAGCAGGTGGAAGCGCGCTTAGCGATATAGAAGGCGTAACTAGTGATATAAGTTTACCACAGGTGTCCTTACCAACAGATAATTTACCAAGTATATCGATTCCCAAACCAGGCTGGCATATGCCTAGCATGCCACATTTTAATTTTCCGAGTATTCATATGCCCCATCTTCATTTCCCACATTTTGACCTTCATATCCCAAAAATATTTCATTTTTCACGACACCCATGGGTATGGGGACAAGATGGGAAATGCCCATCCCCACTTCCATGGAATGATCCGACGCCATCAGATTACCAAGATATGTCGCCAGATTCAGGGCAAATGGGCGGCCATCGCCGTAAAAAATATACACGACGAAGAAGGCGGCGCGCGCGGAGAAATACTAGACGCCGTTAAATATTTAGGGAAGCAAATCATTACACAAGTATGTATAATGATTTTTTAATGTAAAACTACAATAATATGTGGAAAATTATCCTTGCATCATTTTTAATCGTTAATGCATTATTTTGGGGTCTCTACCCACATTGTCCAAATCAATGCAATATGGGATATTTTATCGGACTCAAAGAATGCCCCAGTTTTCTTATCCATATTTTAATAGGTGTACTATTTTATCTCTCTGCAACACTTATTATGCACTTCAATTCCGTTTCAATAGCCTTTGGACAATAAACAACATTATTATTCCAAATAAAAAGATATAAATACTTTTCAAATCCTTCTTATCTATCGCGTTTCCAACAAAAGCTTCTTTACAAGATACCTTTGTAATTGGATTGCTTTTACCGGGAAAGTCGCATGGACCAAGATCTTGGATATCGCCATTGCTTACATGAAAAGATGATGATCCCAATACATTTTTCGCTGTTTTCGTTGGCATTGTTATTTCAGTACAAGGTGGATTATTTCCCTCCATAAACCCTCTAAAGATTGCAATAGGATTCATAGCGTCTAAATCCTCAATGATGCCGGGTACCAGACCTTCAAAATCGGTAAATTGTACTCCGGCGCCAGATGTAATAAAGGGAATTGATCCATCAGGTTGGTTATTTATATAAAGATAACGATCAACTAGTTTTCCAGATTGTATATCTTTGCATTGACCGCCTGTTTTCAGAAAAAATTTATCACCTAAAGGTTGTCCGCCTCCTGTATTCGCTTTCCCTTTTCCTGTAATTAATAATTCAACATAGTTGATAAGCCCTGCTATATCTGCAGATGTTGCACTCAATGTCCCTTTGTCTGTGATTCCTGCTTGGGCTGGAGTTGCAACATATTTATAATATGGGTAATCAGGTCCTAATAATTTTTCCTCCAATGCTTTGGCATCTTTCGTTACTTCATCAAAAAAGTTAGACATAATATATATATATATATTATATGTCGATAAAAGAATGTCGTATCTGTTATGAAGATGAGACAGAGACGCAGAAACAATTTATACAACCTTGTCAATGCAAGGGCAGTAGTGGGTATGTTCATGAAGAATGTCTGCATAAGTGGCGGCATACACGCCCGCGCCATTTATCTTTCATTCAATGTCAGGAATGTCATACATATTACAATATAGGATATGAATATCCTATAGAACGTTATAAACTTCCTGAATATATATCAACTGACCGAAATCAAGCTGGTATTCATATGATGTTCGCTCTCGCTTGGTTAACCATACCAGTAATGATTATGGGATTCGATACCAATTATGCTCTTGTCAGAAACACCTATTTAGGCTCAGACCCAGATCATTTTATACATTATCTTAAAAAGGTAGTAGCGCGAGAGGAGGGTATTATTGCGTATTGCTATTATTATGCTTTTTTAATCTTTGTGTCAGTAACCTTATTACAATTGTGCATTGGTTGGAATATACATAAACGTGTAGTTGATAGGGAGAGATATTGGAAAAAAGCAATCGTGCCGTATTTGGGCACCTTAGTATTTAATATGCACTTTCTTTATCTGTATGCTTTTACTTTTGATTCCCATTACTCCCCGTGGCTCTTAATATCAGGTTGTCTTAGTCTTTTTAGTTATGAGATAGTGGCAATATATTGCTATTCACATAATTATATAATAGATGCATTGAATCGAAAAAATAATGAATGTGTGTTAAATTATTGTGAGGAGGGGGAAACATTTGAAATTACTCCGCAGCGTTATAGACAAAATGTTATATTGCAAGTAAATAATGTACTTAATGATGCACAAGAGGATACATTTGAAACTACTAATGACTCAATAACTCGAGATTCACGTGCCGAGTCAGGTTCATCAAGTATATCTTTTAGTTCTATCAGTTCTGTTTCAACTGAATTATTATGAATATTGTGCCAATCTAGCTTCTTCAGAGGAAACTTTGGCAGATGATTTTGAATCGGTATCATCTTTCTTTTGTTCCTTAGCCAATGCGCCCTGAGCTTGTATTGCAGTTTTTTCAAAAATAGGAGTATTATTTGACCAATGCATTAAATTTTGCATAGGCATATTTGCTGTTGATGGTGGCTTCGCTTGGGTCAAAGAAATTAATTTATTTATTGCATCTTCTACATCACTTCGCATTTTGGTTATTTTTGCATTGGATGCTGCAACTTGATTACTCAAGGAGGAAGGCGTTCCTGCACTCGTCGGAGATGTGGTGGCGGTGGGCGCGGAGGTACTGCTGGTGGAACTTGACGATGAAGTTGTCGCCGTTGTGGCTGTGGCACTTTTGGCTTGCGCTGCGCCTTGCGCGGCGCCCTTGGCAGCAGCCGCAGCAATTACCGCTACAGGTGGTTGTGCGGCGGGTGGATTAGCCAATCCTTCGCGCTGATTTAGAAAACAAAGAGCATGTGGAAAACATTTGGTCGGCGCAAATAGATTATATGCCAAAAGTCCAAGAAATCCTATTATGACTGCTTTGCGCGGTGTTAGCCAATTTTGAGGTATAATCATCAATAAAGCAACAGCAATACCAATAAATGGGATGACACTTAATATATGTTTAATAATGCGGATTAACATTGTATAATATTAATTCCTAAATTAAAATTATGCACTTTTTTTGCCGCCAGTAAATAACCAGATTGCTTTTGCCATAGGTCCGCCCGCCGTCGGCTCGGGTGTTGCCGGACCAGTCATTTTTTGGAGCGCGTCGGCGCCGCTACCTGCAGAATTTGCTGTATCTGACGTTTTCTTAGAAATATTGGTAATAATAGATTTATTCATCGCAATACCTTTTACATTTTTATCTACTAGTGGTTGTATACGGGTCATTTCTTGTTGCCCCCACTTAATTCGTTCTTCAATAGCATCCATACCTTGTTTATTTGAGGTAACAAACTGCTTATCTTGTGCACATCTGTCTAAAATTGTTCCACGATCATTGGCCGCATCACGTCTGTCTTGTGCGTTTTCTGCATCCTCAACAACCTCGATACGATAAACATAAGGGGATGCCCAACTTTTCTCTCCACTCTGCGGATCTGTATACATAGCAATATTACCATCATAACCTGATGTCGCGCCTGTAGGTTCATTTTCGGTAGCTCCCGGATTTACATACGATTCCTTGATTGCTATATCTTTTAAAAATAAGTTATATACGATTAAGCAGCCAAATCCTATAATCAAAAGATGAATATATCCTTTCATTATACATTCCTTCGATTTTAAATTCCTGATAAAGCTTTTGCCGAAGGCCCTTGCGTTTCTACCCCTTGCGCCATTCCTGCTGCTGGATTTATAGATGCGGCTTCTTCATCTGCCTTATCCTTTTTATGTTTTTTGTCGGAGAGAGCGCTCTCTACTTTTAGATTATTTTCAGCATTCTCGGCAATATCTTCAATATTGCTTTTAACTTGTTTTTCTATTTTTGCTACACTATCCAAAAAGTCTTGCACATCCTTTGATACTTGGGTTAATCTTGTAGTATTGGTGTGGATATCTGATTCTTGCTGTCCACTAAAGCATACAAACCCCTCTCTCGCAGATAATAGATTGTAAAGCACTAGACATATAAAAAGAAGGATTAATGCACAAATATATGTTTTCATTATATTATGTGGTTATTTTTTCTCCTTGTATAATAAATGCCATTGCGTAATATCAGAATGAATTTTTCAAAAAGAAATGTACAAACAACTGCGTATCCTACCTTTACGACCACACGCCGCACAAACCCTAATTTTTCCATGAATACTGGCTGTTGTATTAAAAGCCGTAATCCATTAATTGGGTGGCGGAAGGAGAAAACCTGTTGCGAGCCATGTTTTTGCACTCAAGTGATTCAAGAAACAAGCACTATTGCTTCTTCTTCTATTGCCGTAGGAGACTCAGTAACTGGAAATGCCAGCGGCGCCACTGGCACTATTGTCGGAATTACTGGATCCTCTCCCGACCGCGGTTTTACTATTCAACTAGATGATTGTGACGATCCTTTCACAACATCAGACAATCCGACGGGTGGCAGTATCACAATAGGTTCAACTACTATCACTTCCGGCTATACCATTGGACCCCCAAGCCGCGTGCCATGCATCAGCCAAAATACTGCTGGTTGGCAAGAAGTATTTAAGAATGTGAATGGACCTGATTGTTGTTTACCGAGGAATCGCTCGATTCAAAATACGGCACGCTCCAGTCCTGCCCAGACGGCACGCAATGGCGGCGTGCCTTATAAGGTATCGGGTAAGATTGATAAAAGATACAATCATAATTATCGCCAATATTTAAGAAAAAGATGTAAATTAGCCTATTATGATCAAAAGGGTCAATCTAGTTTCACATTTAACAATACCAATAAGCAGAATAATATAGGTCAAGCTGCTTGCTGTGGTACTTATTGCAGGCAATATTCCAATGTTGCAACGTATAAACGGAGTAATTGGGGCTTTAGGCGCCAAGGTGCTGTGACGGCAAATGGTTACATAGCTTCTCGTGGATTCAAAACAGCAAATTTCTGTTGCTGCCCATGCACACAGGTAGTAGCATGGGACCCGACGTCGGGGGGTCCTGCACCAGCGGTGGGCGATGCAGTTACGCAAACTGGTGGCGCTTCCGGTATTATCATTTCAATAACTGGCGGAGGCGGTGGTATAACCGCTACTATTAGACTGGAAGACTGCAACAAACCTTTTACTAATGGTGGGCTTGTAGATCTTTTCGTGAATGGAGCAGACCAAGGGACGTCGGGGACTGGGGTGACTGCTAATGAAGTCATACCATGTGGACCCTATTCGGGTCGTCAGCGAGATTACCCGCAGGATCCTCAAAATAATCCTAAAAACTACAACAAAAAGTAGTATTGATTAGGTTAAAAGTTTAAAACCAGCGCTGAGGTTGTACTGGTATAGTGGGGGCGGGAGGTCTAAGATTATTCATAAAAGGTTCAGGGGGGACTTTTGGCGGTTTGATTGGCTTGATTGGAATTACCGGAATCTTAGGCGGTTTAATGGGAATTTTGGGAATTTTAGGTGGCTTTGGATGATGATGTCCGCCGTGTCCGCCGTGTCCGCCGTGCCCGCCGTGTCCCCAAGACCGGATAAAGACGGGGCGGACGGGACCTGGAACGTATCGCGGTCCTTGGTCTACCACTACGACTTCTCTTTTAGAGCTACCCTTGAAGAGTGCAAGCAATAAAGCCAAAGTACCAATAACAATAATAAATTGTCGTGAGCCCAATTTCATTATATAATTTATGAAGAAATTAAATAATGTTTTAGTATAAATGCCGAAACAAACCATACCACAAGTTAGTATGCAAAATATCCAAACTACACCACATGTAGTGTTTCGTCAAGGTCGCATGAGTGGAAATCCCGGGCAATGTGATATTGCGGGACCTAACCCCTTGATCGGCTGGCGTAAAGGTATAGGTTGTTGTCCACCTCATAATATGCGCTGGCAAGAAGTCATTAAGAATACTTGCTGTACGCCTCCAATCAAACGTATCCAGAATCGTGGAGGCGTGATCGATGCCAGTTATAGTTATACGAAACGTGGTTATCTTGCAAGCACTTGTCAATCATATAAAGATAATGCTTTTAACTTTATCGATAATAGTGATGCAAATACCTTTCCAAAAACATGTAATGTGAATATTTGTCAAAGTAGAGCTGTTGCTACATACAAAAGAAATAATTCTCAGTTTAAAAAGCAAGGCGCTGTATCGTCGCGCGCGCGCATGAATCGCCTAAAATATAATACAATTGTTGGATCGATGCCTTATACCCAGCAGTATTTTGGCGGACAGACACCAAATAAATCAATATTCAAGGAAAAATCAAAAAATTGTTGCTTCTGCTCAACCGGTACTCTGAAGAATCCTTGCCATGGTCAGAATCTTCCATGTACGTGCCCCCCGCACTAAAATTGAATTTTTTTTTGATAATAAATTATCCAATAGACAACATAAATATGCAGTCGATTACCAATAGCATTTCGACACAAACAAAACTAAAGGCGCTTTTTAAGAAAGCTACTGAACATGGACTCTTTTCATTAAATTATGATACGTATGCTCATAAGGCGCTTAAGACGATGGCCAAAAAGAAAGATATCTCAATGCTGCATGTACGCTGGGATTTAGCTGAAATAGTATCAAATATTGATATTGCACCTACTATATTTACTGATCTTATCTGTGGCTTTTACACAGATAAGATGGACTATGAGGAGGAGTACTTTGATACACATCTAATGGAAGAGATGGAAAAGGGGCGAACAATTTTCGTGATGTTTAATCTTTCTAACTACTTTCTCCTCGATGTGCAGTATGCAGAGGGTCGCGGCAGAAATAAAGTGACGCAAGATGATCGCGCCTATACACATCATTGCACCTGCGCTATTTTCGAACCAGATAAAGATGGAAATTATAATTGCTTCTATATTAATTCACATGGCATTGACATGCTTGATTCAACATCCTTCGAAATTCGCGTTACTCGTCGTCGGAAAAAGGAATTGAAATTCACGGAGCCAATTGATGTAATGTGTTTGAAGGCGTACTTCAAGCATATGAAAGAATTTCTCGAGACGCATAGTGATTCTGATATAGTGATCAATTACAATAATACAAAGGAGCATAATTATTATGGAACTAATCTACAGGCGGGCGATAACTTTGGAATATGTTTTGCAATTCCTATTGTTATTTGGTATTATTTGAGCAATTACTATAATAAACGTCGCCTCTTGCGCAAAGAGGCAGTATATGAGAAGCACGAATTTATTGTTCCATCTGTGCGAGAGATGCTTTCTAAGAAACAACTGATTCTACTGGTGAACTCATGTTTTGCTGGTTTTCATAAAGATTATACTGCTATTCTTGTGCGGCAGATGACCACAAAGCATGGGTATAGTTTGCGTAATAATACATCCTTCTGTTTTGAATTTCCAATTAAGAAACAGAAGGACACGAAGCGAAAAATAAAGTACACATGTCTCTCACATCAGGACATGCGTATGATTGGAGAACTAGAGAACTTCTTGGAGAAGAAGGGGACACAGGTTATCAAGCGTATTACAGCGGGCGTTGTTAAATGTGTTACACAAAAATACATTAAGAAGCTTATTGAATCTCACTGCTAAGAAATATGTTCTTAGGACATAAATTCCTATTATAAGGAATATTATTTTTTATACACCATTGAATACATTTATGAATATTTGTTTGTCGCCCTTGTCCTTGATAGTCACGCCGCGGCATATTATTTTGCTCAATAACGAGCATCGTTTTTACAATATTTTCTATTTGTTGTTGTCCAAAGATAGCATTGAATTCTGTTAGCTGAATAAGGTAATAGTATTGAACAGGTATATCTAGTAATGAACTTATACTATACTTTGTAAAATCCAATTTATCAAGTACATAAAACACCGAGAGAAACTTCTCGGTAATCTCTTCTGTATTGGTTGCTTTAAAATACTTGCAAACAATATATTTTTCTGAATTAGCATACCGACTGGTATGCGGTTTTATTATATACACCTTTTCATAGAAACAGGATAATAAATAAATAAGTTCCGTAGTTGAACGAAGAAAGATATCAAAGACTTTCAAAATAAAACACCCCTTATTTTTTTGCATAGTAATTGCGAATGCTATTTGGGAAAAAATCAATCGTAAAGCTAAGCTTTCTTGCTTTTCGAAGGCAATAGAAAAATCGAAGCCGCCATCAGCAGTTATTAATTCCATTGAATTACCATATTTATCCCTACAATATTTTAGGTTCTCTGGCTTATACAGATTCCCTGTATTATCGGCACCTTTTTCAATAATGACATTTGGGTTCTTCGCTAGGAAGTTCTCAGCTTTTCGCCATCCAGGTACTTTTGCATTGCTCGAATCAAGCAATGTCATACCATAATATCTGTCGTTTGGTTTGTTACGTAGATAAACCATTGCTTCAATAAAACCTCCAGGTCCTTCGGCAAGATGAAATGTTGTTATATTTCCCTCCTTATAAGAATCTAATAGATGAAAAATATTACATATCTCAATCATCTTAAAAAAAGACCGAGATATAGGTTTGATTTTACTTATAGCATTTTTTGTGTGAGGCATAGTTGTATGTATATATTCAAAGGGATTCGTTCTCTTTTTAATTTCATCCCAATCATTTATATATACATCAATTTCTTCTTTTACTCTATTTAAATAGAGTGAAAGACTTTTATTAATATATACCTGCTCGTTATTTTGTCCAAATTTAATCTTAATGTTTCCTGGTCTTATATTACAATTTATACGCGGCAATATATAATAACTCATACTTAATCACCTGAAATAGTCTCTATATTTATTCTCCTAGAGATCTTTTTTGGTTTCTTTCTATCGCGCTTGCGCTTCTTCTTTACTCCTTGTTGTTTCTGTTCCATTGTTGTCGCTGCGTTGCCAAGCATCACTTGTAATATTTTATTTGCTTCTACATGTTTCTGCTTTTTGAATATGAAATATCTGTTATAAAAGGAAACGCGTTTCTCTTTAGAAGTCATCGTAAGCGCGCTGCCAATATCAGGTGCACGTATTTGCTTTTCGGCAAGTTGGCGCTCCATATACGTAAAAAGTTCACTAAATAGGCCAGTAGCATTGGGCATACCTAATTTTCTGGCTTCTTCAGGGGTTACCAAGGAAAATCCATACATTTCAAGTAAATGGGTAAAATAGGCAAAGTTCACCAAATATTCACGAAACATTTTGTTAATTGATTCTTGGTATACATTTATTGCATAGCCAACGCTTGTCGCGTTATCTTCAAATGTGTCGCTACTATATTTTTTAGTAATCTCCCAAAGTTTTTTCTCATCGACAGCAGCACCCATACTTTCTCCCATTTTTTTATTCTCAAGAGCTTCGAATATCGCTTTACCATCATAACATGTACCTATAAAATACCCCCCAATTACAGAATTTTCACTTATATTTCGAATGAAGTTTTGTAGTATTGTTTGATTCTCAAAGAAATAGTGCGTGGCAAATTGACAAGAAACTATATCAAAGCCATCTTTCCCTTTCCCAAATTGTTTAAAAACAGCACTCCCTAATTTGCTCGCATCCTTATCACCCTGACCTAAGATTGCCCGCAAAATTCGACGACCGCTATCTGTAGCAGCAGCGCTACCATTTCGAACATTCAGACTACTATTGCCTTCAATGAACAGAGCGGCCGGCATACTTCGATAGCGCTTTCTATAATTAAGATATCTTGCACACGCCCCGTCTTTCCTATTTTCAATATTATCTTTGGAAATATCTATACCTAAAATGAAACTTAAATGGGCATGAATCCATTTTGGCAGATCACCGGCTTTTCCTACAGCAAGATCGATTAATGTGCCGCCACGTTCAGCTACAGCAGAAATTAACAGGCGTTTAACATATAAATTATGAAAATCACGTAGTGCGCGAGTATTTGTGGCGCCGGCGCGGCGATAATAAACATTATCATCGGCAAGCTCGTCAGGGATATCTTTTCCTGTCTTTAACATTTCACTTGTGATTGGATCATGGATAGACTGCCAGATACTTTGGGCGACATGAAAAGCATTTCCATAATTCTTTATTCCTCGCCTATATTCGGCAGTTTTATCATACCGGACACGAATAGGAACCCATCTCCAAAACTCATCGCGGGTCGTATCATAGCGGAACTCAACAATCATATTATCTTCAAATGTTTCCCGCTTATTCTCAGTTAGCATATAATTATTACCATAAATATCCTGTTTTATTTTAATATTACAAATTGCCGCATTAGGATCGCTAGGATTTGTAGGATAAAACGGCGCTGGCTTATAATGATCATTATTATAATCATTTCGCCGCGAAGGATATTTTTCATCAATTATATCTTGACAAGGATTAAGATACCCATGTTTACGTTCATCATATCCCACACGTAGTATTAGTGTTTTATATTGGGAAATTTGTCTAACTGCTGACATATCTTCACCTGCTTCAAAAATATTACCAACAAATTCTTGCCCTGTGGCCGTCTTCTTTGTAGTGATGAGGAAATCAATGGTGTTATATTTCGGCGGTTTCCATTTAAGTGAGCGACGCCATGTAACTTTCCGCGCCGGCGGCGTTTCGCCGATTTTATTTGATGCTACGCCCATATTTGCCGGCGTGAATATAAGCCCATCTGTCTCATATTCAAATATACCATCAGCAATACCACTAAGAAGTTTATTACAATTCATAAAAATACCACGACCCTTAGACTTATAGAATGTCTTTGCATTTATTTTGAGTGGAGCATCACCATCGCCAGAAATAGGGTCTAGTTGTAATTCCTCAACAAATGACGTAAGTTCACGAAGTCGCGTTTGTGGATACTCATCCTTCTCTAAGGACGCAAAAGGTAGTGGGCGTAAATCCTCCCTATTTTTAAAGTAGATATCAAATACTAAGTATGTATTAATAAATTTACCCATTTTATTATGTAATACATGTTCGCCATCTAAGATAGAATTATGCAATAAACCATTATCAGTTTTACTGCCAGTAAATTGGACTTTCATATCTGTAGTTACTAGATATACACGTCCATTCGAATTGATAAATAAAAGTTTGCGTAGTCCATCAGCTTTGTCTGTCAGCGTGTATGGGTCGCGAATATTCGGCGTTTTAAGTTCTGGATCCGGTGCAATGATATTTCCCATTTCGAGAGAAATAGATGATGGACCAATAAAATCCTTAGGACGAACACGTGAATCTCGACTACTATGTCCATGTACTAATTTCATATAATTCTGTTGTATCTTTGTTTGTTCGCTGAAGGCTATAGGATAGTTTGTCTGCTGCCAACCTCCTAATATGATACGAATAGTCTTTCGCATATCGCTAATAATGTCTTTCTTCTGAATTTCATATCGCGCAATATCCGATAGTGAAGCTATTTCGATTTCCACTTCATAATGCTCTGGATTTTTAAAAAGATTGGCGTCTTGAATAGTATATGCTGATAGCATATGTCCTCCTTCCATCTTTGACGTTTTAACAATACTACAATCAACTTTTAAAGGATAATTTTTATGGGTAAAAGTAAACCTTTTAATAAATCTATACATTTTCTTAGAATTTTCCCAGTCGCGAAGCATAGATTTCACGCGGCGATCAGAACTTGGAATATTATTTTCCTCCTTAAGATCCAAGCGAAAATTAAAATCATCAAAATCAACTGGCCTTACAACTTTATCATTAAGATATTTACGTCGTTTTTGTGTGAATGTAACATACTTTGGCAGTCTATCGACTAGTATCTCACCTCCATCTCCTCTAACGGCGAAGTTGTTGGTTTCGCAAAATTTTTTAATATTGCTGAGAGAAGGGACCTCAACACGTATGTTTGACATTTTAACATCCCCAGTTCGTTTATCAATAAATGAACTTTGTATTGTGAGGCGATATGACCCCGTAGCTCGAACACCCGTAAAACCCTTACTTTTAAGATTTCGAATAATATTATCAAAATCTATGCGTGTTAAAGCCCCACGATGTTTGGTGCCAAATTTAACCTCTAATTCATCATTAGTTTTTTCTGATTCTAGATATGTGTCGACAAGTGATGAAAATCGATCAGGCATGAATATATAATAAATTAATATTAAAAAAATCTTTATTCAATTTTCAGTGTGATTAAATTATATAATATTCGTTTTGTATATTTTTTTGGCGAGGACGACGCCTCAGGATAGATCTGGTTATATATTTTTAAAAGCTCAGTGATTTTAAATGCTGATATCCCCCTCAAAGGTTTATTAATATTATCAAATTTCCAGTAGTTAGTAAGTTCATCGGCTACATCATTGCTTTCATAATCTAGACCATATTTATTATTACTCTTTCTTATTATATATGGGATCTTAGATGGAACTGGTAAATGCTCATAATAGTAATTATCAAAAATCATAATTATATTTATATTATATAAAATACAAAGCGCTAAGAAGGTTTTATGAGTGATACATCGATTATTCAGAAGATCATTTTCAAGAGCATTTATTTTCAGTTTATTGGCTTTCATCAGATCTTTATTTTCCCTTATTTTCTCAATAAATGAGATCTTCTTATTTTTTTCTATTTGAAACTTATGATTACCTGTCATATAATATGCATCTCTGCCTTCTAGTATAATATAGAAACACCAAAAAAGAGTATCGTAAGAGCGAGGGGTAAATATACCTGTAGTTTTCTTTTGAACAGGTGTATTTACATGATTAATAGATTTGTCCGACTTCACGCGAGGAAGATCGCGCAACACACGTATATCTAATACAAATTCTTGCAAACTTTCAATTATCTTCATCTATTTATGTAAGCGCTATTTCTTTATTATTTTTAAAAAAAGAGTTAGCGTATTCTTCTTTTTTCTTCTCGATAACCTCAAGTTGATTTTGCTGTGTAGATACATACTTTATATAGTCCTGCAAGGCAAGTATGCTCTCATTATCTAAATTATTCATATTAACAAAGATACCATTTCGATTTTCTGTATAATCGACCTTTTGCTTTTGGAGTAGGCGAAAGACCTCCAACTGGTGAAATTTGCTTAAAGCTTGAATTTTTTCTCGTAAAGCTATTAAACCATCCATTTTTAAAAATAAAAATTATATATTTAAGTAAATATTCCCTATTTATTTTTTTTGGGCTCTACGAGAGTTGCAATAATAGAGATATATTTATCATTGAGCTCAAAACGTTGACCAATTACCTTTATAAAGATATCCTCGCTTTCTTTTCTTTCGGAAAAATATTTACTTTGATATTGATGATCGCGGGCAATAAATATTACAACGGGGGATGTCTCGCCGGAAATTTCAGCACGAATACCCGCTTTAGTAACATTTTTAATGGTGCATCGTATCTTCATGCCTTCAACAGGGCGACAAGCGAGACATTCAAATACAACGTCAAAAATTACAGATTTTCCATCAACTAGCCCTGAAGAATATGATATGATGTTAACTGAATTTCTTTTAATATATCCTTCATTAATACATTTTCCTTCTAATGTATCTCTTAATTTTTGACTTATAATATGTTCAATATTTCCGCCTACCTGTTTGAATGGAATATTTACCTTTCGTGTAATGATATTTTTGAAATAGAGCCCGGTCTGCTTCTTTTTCCCCACTTTTGCAACCTTGGACATTATATATAGTACATACATTTTCTCTATTATCATTCTTCAATTTTATTGAATTTTGCGCCGAAAGTTGAGAGAAACCACGTATGGTCAGCATCAATGTGTTCATAATAACGGAAGATAAGTTCTTGAACATTACATAACTTATGCCTTGAAAAGCCGCGGCGAATAAGAACATCAGTGTGTTTTTTAGTATCTTTTTCTGTAAATGTTAGATCACGCCAGTCCTCAATTGGTGCCTGCGCCATTAATGTATTCAATAATTCTAAGGTTTTTTGTTTTTGTTGTGTAACACATTGGAATCCGCGACGGCTGCGCTTGGACTTATTTTTAATATCAATCACTTTAAACTTAAATCCGCTGCCTTTTATGGTTCCCATAAACCCGATTATATTATTAAAATTATCTTTTTGGTATTTATCTTCAATAGCTATATCATACATATGTCCCAAGTCTACTAAATCTGTCTTAGTGGCAAGTACCCATTTATCCTTGAGTATTAATATTCTTTTTTCTATCTTTCGATTAGCAAGTTTTTCAACTACAGGTAGAATATGTTGTTTTGGTACTTTTGCTTGTCCAGTTGTTACTTCAAGAATAAAGTCAGTAGTTATCACTCTCTTCAATGTCTGGTTAAAATCATTTTGTATCCTCCCAGAATCCCATAAGATATTGAGTAATTCTAATTTATTTGCATAAGATAAACTATCAAAGATATGACTATACATAAATGTTTGTAGAATATTGCGATCTAAATTAAACGGCGCTTCTGCCAAAAATTGGATGGCAGCGTATGATTCCGAATATTCAAGATGATGGCAGCTGTCCTCAGTATATATACATTTTTGATATTCATAAAGTCTATCCATAATACTACGTCTTGAACTAGGTTTAGGGCGGCGGGTGCTGCGCGCATCTATAGTATTACGTTTATATGCGAGAGGGTGCGTACGATCAAAATATGATATTTGCGTGTTTTCTATCTCCAATGGCTGAAACATATAGTACTCACCAATATTAACTAAGTTGCCTAGACGACCAAACATATCTGTAATAAATTCATTTTTATCTTCAATTAAAAAACTTAATGCTTCATTAATTTGCATCATTGGATAATCTTTACGGACTCTAATTCGCGCAATAAGATCATGACGCTTGTATAAAAATTGCTCTTTCATAAGGACCCGTATTCTCTCCACGATTTTATCCATATTCATGATTATAAATCTTTCATTGTATGTATCATCATTTATCTCACGTATTTCCCCTACCGGTACGCAATTATATTTACATTTTTCCATATAGTCGCAAAGAGCTGAGTATGGTTTACTCTTAATATTAAAATTTATGGGCGGGGCTGTCGGCGTTGATGAAAGTTGCTGTTTCACTACCTTATCAATAGATAGATTATTATAACTGCTATTTAGATAACAATCTATTGCATTTTCTTTTAGAAGACGGCTTACATGGCCTATTTGGATTGCTTTATCGTAAGCTTTTCGATATATATACATATCTCCACTCTCTTCAGGATCTTTTCCAGAGAGAAGAGTGCCATAGAGATATATTTCTACATTTCTTTTAACAAATGGGAGCGCTTTATGACTACAATTACGTACACCTCGCCCAATAACCTGTTCTATGCGATTTAAGTTAAACCATGGTTCTAAGATATGTATTTGGCGGATACTTTTGAAATCTAGCCCTTCGGCGCCGGCTTTTGAAATGATAACTACTTTGACCTCTGCGCCGTCTTGATTATCGCTGCCAGTGATTGCTGCCATCTCATTTTTATTTTTATTTGGGGAGAGAGAATGGTCTCCAGTAATCATAGCATATGTTGCTGGAATAATATCATTTTCTCCCGTGGGTGGTTCTATGCCCATTGTCCTGTAGTCTATTGGAGGGTGAGGTGGTGTTTTAAAAAGAGATTTTCGTCCATATCGTTTTATCCCCATTTCTTCGAGGGCTAATGCGAGTGGTATGCAGCCAGCATTTATAAATTGTGAGTAAATTAGAATTATTCCTTCGGATTTCTTTATCCTATGCATAATGGCAGCCATTTTGCTGCTATACTTTCTAATTTCGGGTAATGAAAATATTCGCCCATATTCCTGAAGAATAGTATTTTTATATTTGAAATCTGTATTCTTTTTGCTAAAAATCATTGTATTCTTTAATCCAGCCTGACCATAAAGTAAACTCGTGTTTGTGATTGGGGTAGTATAAGGGTAAATTAAGTTTAGTCCTTGAATTGCCTTTCCTAACATTTCGTAGCCTAATGCAGCATCAGCTTTTTTTAGTTCTGATAACCTTCCTTTAATTTCGTCTAAGAGTGCAGTATATCCTACCTCTTGATACTTTTGAATATGAACTAAAAATAGATCCAGATGTTTGGGTGGATCAAGAATAACTTCGCCATTTATCTGTTTAGAAGGATAGTCGGTAGGAGTTTTTGCAAGTATGTTAACTAGAGATACTTTTGGTGCAAATTCAGTAGGCCATAAGCGGTAAGGAAATGTGTATGGATTTTGTCCGCGTAAATAGGATATATATCCAATACACTTACTTGCCAGATATTTTTTCCCCGTTTCTTCTCCATCGCTGGATATTAGAAAATCTCCCTTTTTATCAAAAACATCCTTTCTTAGTACAGGAGCTCGCCCATCATTGATATTTAAGATATTTAAAAGCCAAATGATTTCGTCGTGACTATTGTACATGGGTGTTGCTGAGAGAAATAGTAATTTTAGATTCTGCGCGGCTTGAACTACTTTTAATAAATTTATAGCTACACGTTTTTTTGGATTGGCCGCAGTATGTCTTATATTATGGACCTCATCTATGATTATTAGGGTATCAGAGAAATATTTTCTTAAAGCGCGTTGCTCACTCTGCTCACTTTTCGTAGTCGATAATATTTTTCTTATGATATTAGCAAACTCTGTATAACCAAGAAATCGATACGATGCCCTTATAATTTTATTTACTTCTTTAACAATATTCTCCTTTTTAAGGTTTTTCATACTCATGGGATTTATTTCTCTCAAATATGTTTTACCTGTGCAAGCGCGCAAATTCCAGACACCATTTTCTTGTTTTAGTTTCCGAGCATCAAATAATTGCGTTTTAAAATTCTCCTTTACATTAGGAGACGCAATAATGATAATTTTCTTATTACTATTCAAATGTTTATAATATTCTCGTGTTTGTTCAGCAACAGATATTGCTGTGCAAGTTTTTCCAGTCCCGAGACCATGAAATAAAAGAACACCATTATATGGTGTCATACTTGAGAGAAAATTGCGCACAAATTTTTGATGAGGCATTAATTCAAATTCTTTTTCGTTGCAAAGAAAATTTCCGTGCGCCTCGATATTATCGATAACTTCATCAGGGTATTTTGTATCATTAAATTCTCTCTTTTCAGCGATTTTAATATTAAAGTCGGGCTGAGTTAATAAAGGATATAGAAAGTTATATTGTTTCTTTATCCTTGCATCATCTTTATTTTCTGTTGTTGCCATAATACTAATATATTATGAGATTAATCTATATTTTTCTAGGGCATTATTAATTTGCAATAGAACTTCTTTCTTTTCTAAATTATATGGACGTATATGATCCAAGCAGTCTTCTAAATTCATCCAACTAACTTGACTAACTTCGGTTTTTTGAAAATTGGCTGCAGGTTTGATTCCATTGTGAATGTAACTTAGATAGTATTTATGCTTATATGATTTAAAGTTTGATCCTGTAAATGTTTCTTCGAATGGTATAATATTTTGCAAAATATTAATAGCTTTTCGATTATAACCTGTTTCTTCTTCAAATTCACGGAGCGCACATGATATATCGTTCTCTTGATAATTTCGGCGACCTTTGGGAAATCCCCACTCGGGAGTTTTCCATTTCTGCTTGCTGTTATTTATTAAATCCTCTAAGTTATATTGCTTACCATTTTTTAATTGAATACCGCTTGATAATTGTTTAAATTTCTCTTTTGCTGATAATTCTTCACTGCGATATTGCATTCCTACATACTCACCCCATAATGCCGTCCAAAGCGTTTTGAAATCTTTCGAGATTAAGTCATTTTTCTCTACTTCAGTCATTTCATTAATAAGATTTTGTAAAAGTAAAAGATTGTGTACTTTGTACTTTCCACGCATAAAATCTACATACCCTAAACTATTTTTCCTACAAATCATGAGATATTCGCGTTTTTGCCCCGGCATCACCCGAAAGCAAACAATTCCGATACTTGTGATGGGTCGTTTGCATTGATGATATAAATGTCCCTGCTTGCCACAATTATTACAGAAGCTGTACTTTGTCATTATATGTTTAAATACAATAGTTTTTATGTTCTTTCCTTATAATGAATCCTGAAGTTTGGGGTCCCCACTATTGGTTTTTCTTATTTACAATTTCAATGAATTATCCACAGCGACCAAACACTGTTACGAAAAAAAAGTATTATGAATTTATTCAAAATTTTCCATTGTTTATACCTTCAGAGAAAATAGGAAATAATTTTGCCAAATTATTAGATAAGTATCCTGTCACACCCTATTTAGATTCGCGCATGGAATTTATGAAGTGGGTGCATTTCATTCATAATAAAATAAATGAACATTTAGATAAGCAAGAGATTAATTTTTATGATGCTTTAGAATTATATTATAAACATTATGAGCCTAAGGATATGGTAGAAAAAAAACGTGCTCGCGTGCGACGACGCAACATCGATATATCAATACTAGTTATTATGAGTCTCCTAGTAATTTATTGCATTAAAAAATAAATAAGTAAGTATATATAATGAAGGCTGAACTTTTGATTTTTGGGGTTACAGGATTCTTAGTCGCCAATACATATTACGATGGCAAATATACACAGATGCTTCAAGGTTGGCAGAAGTATCTCAAGATGACAATGTTTGCCTTTATAGGTTTATCACTTTATGTTTTAATAAAGAAAAAACCTGTTGAGTCACAAGGATTACTTAAACACGCCAATGATATTATTCGTTATATGCCAATTGATAAGAATACAGCAAATCTTATTTCACCAATATTTGATTTCACAAATGCCCACCAAGAGATGTATGGCGGCGGTGGGAATATTGCACCACAAACAAAGAGGATGATGAACTCAGGAAGTGTCACCCACTCAAGATCTGTGAGTGAAACCAAGAAAAAATTCGTGGCTGCACAACAAAGTTGGAAATGCGCACATTGCGGTCGGCAATTAGACGCAAGCTTTCAAGTTGATCATAAAATTAGATTGGCAGATGGAGGTACCAACCATGTAAACAATTTAGATGCATTATGCCCTAATTGTCATAGTAAGAAAACGACGATGGAGAATATGAAATAAATAATCTAAGTTCAAATTAATATGGATATATTTGATATATTTGATAAAATATTTTCAGCAGTATTGCATTTAAATTATGTAACTATATTTCTGACAATATTAACATTATTAATAATAGGTTTACTAATTTTCTTAGGGTTTTCTTCACGTAAAAGTCGTATTGAGTATTATAATTATACAATTGACAAGATTAAGAAGTTATGGGATAAGATTAGAAAATGGTTAGACCCTCTTCTCCTCTTTCTTAATTCTTGTCCTTTTCAGGCAGTTCTAGTACAATTTGCAATCTGTTATCTAATCTTCTTTTCAATCTTTATTACCCATCCATGGCCTATAAATAAACGTTGGCCTAAGACAACAAATGCATTCTTAATTAGTGGTCTAGTATCCCTGATTATTGTTTTATTTATTCAGTTCAATGTTCCTTTCTCTGGTGGAAAGGCACCTACATCCTTTGTAAAAAATTTAATGCACATCGAAAAAAATTATGGAAAATATATTTCTTTTTTGATAAGTACTATCATTATTGTCACTTTTAGTGTAGGTTTAAGTTATTTAGCGGCAACGAATACAGAGGTATCTTATTTATTGTATAGTTTGCTTGTTCTTGGTCTTGTCGTTGCAATTGCCACCATTTTATTTAATGCTTTCCGAAATCATTTGCCCAAAGATTTCCCTTCACCTCAACAGATGTTGATGACAATTGTTTTTGTCATCCCGGCGATGATTTTTAAGATAATCATGAATGATATACATACTACATCTTATGAAACGTGGGTGCTTGTTGCCGTTGAGGTGTTTGTGTTATTTGTATATTTCATTCTCCCGCTCATTATAAATTTTTTATATTTGAAGAATCCACGGGATGCAGATCATATATCACTTATGAAGCAACGCATAAAAGGAGCCGAGAATAGCATTAGCACTAATAAAGAGGCATTACAGGAACGTAAGGGTGGGATAAATTTAAAATGGGAAGCTGTGCCAAATTTAAGTGATGAGGATGTAAAACTAATGTTATTTGGTTTAGGATATACGGCGACCAATGTGGATGCGACGTTGAGTTTTGTGCGGAGTAATCAGAAGGCGGTGGTGGATCTTATGGAGAAAATACGTGAGGAGAAACATGAACTGGCAATATTACGTAAGGAAATGTTAAAAGACAGATCAGAAATGTCCTCTATGCTGCTCCGAGATCCAGTATTTACGGATATCCGGACCCCTCTGGGGAAATTTGAGAACTTAAGGAAAGGGAATGATTATGAGTATCAGTACACACTTTCCTCGTGGATATTTTTACATGAACAACCACCTAATCATAGTTATAAATACAATAAATTTACTTCTCTATTAAACTATGGTAACAAGCCCAATATCACCTATAATATGAAAAAGAACCTTTTACGTATTACCATGTTATCGGGTAAAACTAAAAAAATAGTTTATGAAACAAATAAATTTCCAATGCAAAAGTGGAATAACATTGTGATTAATTATGACAAAGGAACTCTAGATATTTTTATCAATGCGCGCTTGGTCTCTACGACAGGAGGAATCGTCCCTTATATGCGGATCAGTGATGTTGTTGCTGGAGAGAAGGATGGATTGAGTGGCGGCATTTGCAATGTTGTTTATTATTCTGGTAATCTGTCTAGAGATCGAATCGAGGTTTTTTATAATTTTTTGAAGAACCGCAATCCTCCTGTAGTTATGGCGCCGACAAGTGAATTTTATAAGCGTATACTGAAACGTGGAGAAGATTTTTATTATAAACATTCTTGGTTAACAATTGCAGGAGTAATGCTAGCAGGATATTTGATTTTTGGATATAGTTTTAGAAATTATTCTCTCGCGGGTCTAGCAGCTTCATCAGGGAAGAAAATAAAAAAAGCTCCTCCTCCTTATAAAATGCGTTATAAAATAGTGTTACCTGATTCGGTTTTAAAGCGCTCAAAAGTGAAAGGTGCAGGTACATCAGGGCAAACTAATTATAAAATAGTTCTTTAGATGTTTTTAAAAATTCTATGAATGTGATCCTATTTAGGAGTATAGATTATACATCATGGTCCATTAATAATTTTCAAATTAAAAATTATTAATTAATTTCGATTCTTTAGAAACTTTCTTTGCCTATAATATAGTCATGGCAATAAGTAAAATAATACTAGGTGTTGTTCTCGTTATTGTAATTTACTTAGTTTGGAAATGGTTTTTCGCTAGTAAAAAATCAAAAGCACTGATTTCATTGCATAACGCAAAATCATCTCATCGTATCGGCGCCAATCGTTTAGGGAAAAGCACGCAGAGCTATAGTTACTCTATCTGGATTGCAGTCGAGGACTGGAACTATCGGTTTGGAGAGAAAAAGATCATTTTCAGCCGAACACAAGGAGGTGTTGTAGGACCACAAGTGAGTTTGGGGGCGCAAGAGAACTCACTTGGCGTCGAAATTGGCACGTTCCCAGGAGGCGCGGCGGAGGCATGCCATGTGGCAAACGTACCGCTTCAGAAGTGGGTGAATGTCATCGTCGTGTTGCATAACAAGGCGCTTGATGTATATGTGGATGGTAAATTGGTTAAGACTTGCATCATGCAGGGTGTGCCGAAGATTGCCAGTACTGCACCGCTCTACCTTTGCCCAGATGGCGGATTTGCTGGATCAGTGTCCCGCTTCCAATTCTTTAATCACGCATTGAACCCACGTGAAGCCTATGAGATTTACCGCGAAGGTTATTCGGGTGCCAATCTGTCTTTCTTGGAGAAATACAGAATCAAGTTGGCTTTTATGAAAAATAACCACGAGATTGGAAGTTTAGAAATCTAATTTTGTTCTTATAGAAATCTAATTTTGTTCTTATATATTATATATATAATGGCAAAAGTACAAGAGGCATTTAGGAATTCTGGAGCCGCTGCAAAGAAATTTCTCCAGAGCAATACACTTGTAGCAAAATTCGCAATAATTATTCTTGTTCTTATTGGTTTTGTTCTACTCCTTCGTTTAGGAACTGAGCTTATTCAATGGATATTATCACCAACTAAGAGCCCTTACTTAATTCGGGGACGGAAACAAAATACAAAAGAGTTAACAACTATTCCACAAAATCCGGCTGATGGCGCAAATGCCATTACGCTTGTTAGATCCGCTAACGAGAGATATGGTATTGAGTTTACTTATTCCACATGGATTTTCATAAGTGGGCTTGCATACAAATCGGGATCCTTGCGGCATATATTTAGCAAAGGTAATGGTGATGTAGGAGATAATGGCATGATGATGCCCAACAATGCACCAGGTTTGTATTTGCATCCCAAGAAGAATTCGCTTGTCGTGGTCATGAATACCTTTAACTCAATCGATGAGGAGGTGGTCGTTGATGATATTCCTCTTAATAAGTGGCTTAATATTATGATACGTGTTGAAGGTCATATTCTTGATGTATATGTAAACGGGACTATTGCAGTGCGCCATAAGCTTCAAGGGGTCGCCAAACAAAATTACGGAGATGTGTGGGTGACGGCGAATGGAGGATTTGATGGTGAGTTGGCTGATTTACGTTACTTCGATTATGCTTTGAATACAACAGAAATAGCTACAATTGTCGATAATGGTCCGGATATGTCGCAGGATCGCCCTGAGACGTGGCCAGTACCCCATTACTTTGCTCTCCAGTGGTATTTCAATAATGCAACAGGAAGATAAATACAATAATTGGTTAATATTTTATCAATTATTGTCTAAGGTGTGGATCACGGCAAATTGCGCGTGTTGGAAATAATTGTCCTGATAGACACTCTTTTGCTTTTTGAACTTCAATGCAACTGCGAATACCCTGCCATGAGCCGATGTAACAATAGCCCTTGTGTGGCTTTCTCTGTATTTCACTATCACCGGCAGAATCTGGTGCTACATTGCGTCTATAACGTCCCTGTTGTTTCCCACGCGGGCGCGCACCACCATCTACTGCTTTCGCAAGGGGTGAAGCAACCGCTTTCGCGCCACGTTTTACTTCCTTACCGGTCTTTTTTACACCGCCTACAACGGCTTTTCCTACCTTATTTGTCTCTTTTCCAAGAAAATTCAATGTTTTCTTAGTCCCGCTCTCTATTTTTTTTTCAGCAAATCCCAGATATTTTCCGAATACATCAGTTCCCTTTGCTAAATAAGTAAAAATATTAAATCCTAATAGGGCCAAAACAACAATCAATGCTATAATTTTAACTATATTCCAGAAATTCATATAACAAAAGTAGATATTTTTTTTTATTAAAAAGATACATCTACTTAAACGCCGCCACGTGTGTCGTTGGGATTATTTTTTAATAGCTGTGCGGAACTGCAAAGTTTCCTATTATGTTTTGATGTTCGGTTATGCCAGTAAAATCTACATTTCTTGTAAAGAGAATTACTATAATTGAAACAATCTATGTCCTTCTTTATTAATCGCCGCCGCGTTTTCCGCAACTTACTATTATTCTTGCGCAATTCTGATTTGAAAAACTTTGCAAAAATATCCATCTCTGAGCTTCTTTCGGGATGCCATTGTACTCCATAAAAAGGGTAATAGCGTCCCTCGATGGTAGAAACGAATTTTTTTCCTTTCCGATCAGGACTCCATGATACAATTTTGTAAAAGTTATCTAGGTTTTTATGTTTCTTAAACTTCGCAGGGCTAATACCCATTTTATGATTATTAAGCGTGCAACATTTTTTTTGTATTTTCTTAATAGTTTTTGCATCTATATAACGGATCATGCGGCTTCGTTTACCTTCAGGCGTCAGATGGAGGCGCTCCATGAGATTTTTGAATGAGTCAAAGCGAGTTAATAGATGTTTTAAATCATCATGCTCATCAGCAATAATCATCATCTGTTGCATGCCCATGCAGCCACCCCATATTGGAAAATAATGCCCTTTATCGTTTTGTTTCATTGCTAACTTAAGAAACTTTTTACAACAATTATAATATTCCTTCTGATTGCCAGCAAACGCACCACCACTTGGAAAATATAATCCATTAATACGACGCATATAATAATTAAATTTCTTTGTTGTATAAGGAATTGCGATGACCTTTATACCTTGGCGCTTTAACCAAGAAATATGCGACGTAGCTATGTATGAATCGCCACAGACACTAAAATACTTTTTACCCGGTGTAAGTGGGACAGCGATCATGCCGACAACCAAGCGTTTTTTATTTTTTTTTGTCTTATTTGATCGTTTATCCTTTCTGCGTGTTTTTCTACTCATATATACAATTTATATAAAAACGTACAGAAATTAATTAAATGAAGAATTAGTGGTTATACTCTTATTTGCGATGAAGAATATGATTAATAGATTGCATTTTCTCTAATTTGCTGATTGTTTTTTCTAAGTTGCCTGCATTAAATGAATTATTAAAAAGATACCCTGTTTTTGGTGCTTGTTCATTTTTTTTTACCTGTTTGTAGATTATATTAATTTTATTTTTTATCGTTTCTATTATTTTTTTGTCTGTAAAAATAGGAATATTCATTTCTACGTGTTCTGTTAATAACTCAATAGCAAAATAGATTAAGAACTTGCGTTTTCGTTTACACCCCAATGTAAAATGTATGCAAAATAGATTAAGAAGGGCTAAAATAATTTTTTTGGTTCCATCTATCTTTTTATTGGCTTCATTCAGAAACACTTCCCAAATGATCCATATTACATCCATTTGCTGATTTGCTAACACTGGAGCGAAACTCCGTCTTTCAATACGACACTTGTCCTTCTTTGCAATACATATTCTCTCAAATTCTAAGATCCATTCGACCCAATAGCATGCATCAATCATATTACGCGAGTCTGTAGTAATATGGTATGCTAGCTCATTGATTGCAATAAATAATTCTTTGGGATCGCCCTTTCGAAAGGTTGGTTTTGCATATTCTACATTATCGGCTTTTAATTTGCTTGTTATATTTTCCATATGAAAATCGTTTTTATTTATGTGATGTTTATCAAGACTATTTTTCTTCTTTGATAAACATAATATACTCAGAACTTCGGCAAAGAGTTGCCTAATTTTAATATTATTTCGTAAACGTATTTCTTGTCCAACATATCCATTCATGACAATATTTTTAAAGGTTTCAAACCTTAACTCTATATAAATAGGCAGCTTAGGATTTCCTAAATGTATATTATTGCTCATAAAATGTAATATGATATCCCAAAGATCGATAAGATGTCCTGCACATATAAATTCCGCACCCCAATAGCATGCAGGCTCTAATTTACTCTCAAACAAAGACTTTAGAAGCTCTTTTTTGGCATCATTCTTCTTAAATTTTGAAAACGTAATGCCTCTGAAGTCTGTTTTCTTTCGCATATCATTTATTTCGTTTTCATTCATTATATTTACTTTTATACAAAAAAAATACCATTAATACATATAAGGATGCTTACTATGAAAAAAATATGTAAAATCTATTCAAAATCTTCCATATGGACGCAAATGATGTTCTGGGTCTTCCTACTCTTACTAATATCCATGTTGGTTGGAAAATTCCATCCCGTACGTGAGGGCTTCATTCAGAAGGACAAGTTTGTGTTAAAGAGGGGGAATGCTATTTATGATAATTTTTATGCTACCATTTATGACGATCTTGTGTTTAGTAACGTAAAAAATGATTTTGAAATCGGCGAAATTGTTAATATCACCAAGCCAACACAAGAAAGCATTATATTAGATGTTGGATCTGGCTCAGGTCATCATGTGGATGCTTTTAACCGCCGTGGCATGAGTGCTATAGGTTTAGATATCTCTCCTGATATGGTTGCCAAAGCGCAAAAAAAATATCCTAATTGGGAATTTAAAACAGGCGATGCTCTCGACTACATGTTATTTCCAGCAGATTCTTTCACACATATCACCTGCCTCTATTTCACTCTCTATTATATCAAAGATAAGATGAAATTCTTTCGCAATAGCTTTGATTGGCTAATGCCCGGTGGATATTTAATAGTTCATCTCGTAAATAGAGATAAGTTTGACCCTATATTACCAGCAGCCGATCCATTAACATTGGTATCTGCACAAAAATTCGCAAAGAAAAGAATCACAAATTCTTTAGTAAAATTCAAAGACTTTGAATATAAAGCTAATTTTGAATTAAACAAGGCAGATGATGAAGGCATCTTTACAGAAACATTCAAAGATGACGCGACCAAACATGTTCGGCAAAATGTACACACACTTTACATGCCTACGCAGAAATACATTCTCTCATTGGCGAAGGAAGTCGGTTTTATTCTACTTGGTAAGATTGATATGGTCGCCGCCCAGTATGAATACCAGTACATCTATATATTACAAAAGCCTGAATAGATGAGGAGTGTGATAGAAAATATTTTATATACATCAACTAATATGATGGCAATGTACATTCTATTAGTTCTTCTTATCCTATATGCACTCTTTATAATTATTTGTAAAGTAAAATTTAGATTTTGGTCTATACAACCAGTTTTTCATTTTTACAATCTTTATTATTGGTTCTCTCCGCCTGGCATTATTCAACATGATATTCCAAAAAGCGGTGGGAAATACTACGATCCATATGTTGAATTTTCTACGTTTCAACAACAATCAACGGAAAAAAAAGAACTATTTTATAGATTGAATAAGCAGAATTTTCTAACTGATAAAGAAGTTCATTATCAGCCGCCTCGCGATGGTATATTAAGTTATTTCAAAGGACATACTAATCCTTGTTTTCTTAGCTTACTTTTGGATTATAGCCCATTGATAAATTATAAAACAAAACAAATTACCCCGACGAATAAGTGTATCGGCACAATGACTACGCGGCCATTGCATGCTTCTCTCCACGGCAAAGAATTAGATATCTATTATGTCGATTATCTTTGTGTAGCAAAGAATAAACGAAAACAGGGTGTTGCACAAAAACTAATTTATACACATTATGTGAAAAGTCGTCAAGAGCATGCTATTGCCGCATACCTTTTTAAAAGAGAGGGAACAGCGACCTTTATTGTACCTATGACATGTTACTATACATATGGATTTTATACCCATAATTTCAATATTCAGAAAGATCCTGCGCCACCACTCGCTATCACCCCATTAACCTTTCATCTATTTTATAATTTCATGCAGGAAGTTGCACCAAACATTCCCTGTTATGTTCATGCAGATTTTTCAAACATAAAATATCTACTTGAAAAAAAACAACTATATATCTATCTATTACAAGATCACGGAGAAATTTGGGGATGTTATATTTTCCGCAACCCTTATACTAAATATAAGGATAATGGGATGAGTATTGATCTGATTGCATCTTATTGCGCAGATCCAAATCATACAACACTTTTCATTAAAAAGTTTTTTAGCTGTCTCTCACTTATTCCTTATAAATACAAATATCTTCTCGTTGAAGACCTAGGACATAATATCTATATATCACAATCTCTAAAGAGAAAACATACCCCTTTCTTGAAAAGTACAACTTCATATTATTTTTATAATTTTGCCTACAGACCTTTTCTCTCGAAAGAGGTGTTCATGCTGACATAATTGGTAGATACTAAATTTGTATTTAGTATATAGCTTATCTGGTATATTTGGCAGCGCGTGCGAAGGAGTCTACGACAAAAATAACGAATATGCCTAAAAATAGATATAGAATAAGTTCTTCGGCGACATTTCCGGTTTTTTCATCTTGTTGTTCTTCTAATAGGTGGATCATATAATTTAGTTTTTTCATTAATTCTGCTTTGGGTGCATCAATGCGGGGGTTTTCTACAGTATTGGTAAAGTATGGTACATATTGGTTGTAATATTCTTGATTGGGGGGTGCCCATGCGCCGCCTGGCAGTTGTGTAAAACTTTCTATTGGTGTATCTGTATTATCTTTATCATTTTTCCGTTTTAATGGTGCGGGTTTTTGTGGATGTGCGGGATATTCTTGTGGGCTGGCTGAGAAGTCTGCTGGCCCAGAGGGATTATCCATGGCTTCTAGAAAGTTTTGCACCTTCTTACTCACGGGTTTTTTTTTATATGTTCTATTTCTTTTATTATTTTTTTTGGGTAGTGATGGTTGTTCGTCATCCTCATATATAGAATATTGTAAAGGTTGAGACATTCTTATAAAAAAATAAGATTATTTTTTGTTATCTACACGGAAAAATATCCTTAGATATATATATAAATGAAATTTGCGCTTGAGGCTACATTAATCATCATTTTGCTAGTACTAATGTATAATAGTCCCAATGCTTTAAAAGATTTTGCTGGATCCGTTTTAGGCAAAATGATTTCTCTGGGCATTATTGCTTATATTGCCATGACTCATGGTAGAAATACAGGGTTGATTGCGGCATTCATATTTATTATTTTGATCCATAACGAGAAAGAAGGGCTAGAAAACCCGCCTAAAGCTACCAAGAAGAATAAAAAAGTGGTGGAGGCAAAAGAGGAGGAGGCAAAAGAGGATGCAACAAAAGAGGATGCAACAAAAGAGACTCTTAAAACAAAAGGTGGTAGCAAAAAAGAGGGATTAGGTAGATCAAGTATGCTTAAACCCAAGGCTGTCGTAAGCCAGAAGAATATTGTAGATGAAGATAGAAAAAGAAAGGTCAATGCATTGTTAAAGTCGCAAGAGGCACGCGGACAATTTGGTGGAGAGAGTAAAGGGATGGTCGGCAAGCCGGAAATTTAAAATGCCTTTATAATATAATGAAGAATCATGTGCATTTTATATTGATAGCTGCAGTAGTTATTTTTTTATTAATTGAATTAAATCGCCATGGACACAAAAAAAGGGTGGAGACATTTACCAATAATATAAGGGGATTTAAGAATCGCAATAAAAGAAAGTTAAGACGTGCAGTGCGTGACGGGTTTACACAAATGAAATCTTTATTAGGATAAATATTTAATATAGATATATATTAAGTATGTTTAATTGGATAGGCAAAGCTATGCAAAGTCTAAATTCAAGTCGTTTTTTTGCTGGATTAGTCATGTTGGCGCTTAATATTGGCTCAAAATATATAACTATTGATCTGACGGCAGCACAAAAAAAACATTTGCAGCATAGGTATGCGCGACAAGCATTAGTATTTGCAATATCGTGGATGGGTAGCCGTGATATTCTTAAAGCGCTTGCTTTAACGGCAATATTTAATGTTTTATCAGGTCATCTATTCCATGAGGAAAGTCCTTATTGCATTATTCCTAATAAGTATCGTCAATTTGAAAAGGCATTAGATTTGGATGGCGATGGTAATGTATCACAAAAAGAGATCAATGGTGCGATTAAACTTCTTAATAAGGCAAGAAAGGAGCGCCGAAAGCGAAATCATTTGCGTATGATAGATGGTTTTGATGGTATTTATTAATTTTCTTTCAGATGTTTTTTGGGAATATTTTCTTCAACTAAATCTTCTAATTTTTTGATGCGGGCTTTGAGATCCGCGATAGTTGGTTCTTCTGGGATATCATAGTACCAGTTATATGCCCATGTTGCACCATTCACGCTAAACTTTCCTAAAGTGTACATTAACTCTAATGTTTCACTTAATAAAATACCTATCATAATATAAGCTATTTCGAAATTATATTTAAAACTGCTTTGATAGTTTTAAATATGAAGAGTGATCGTGTTTATTTAATGAATCCTAATAAGAAAAAAATACACATGGTGTTAATAGAACGCGGTAATCAAAAAAAACTGCGCGAGGAAATAAATAAATTCTTTTATTGGAAAAAACCTAATTATGTCTTTGGAGGAGCCATTATAATCGTTTTGAGCATATATTTTTATTGTATTCTTGAAAAATTAGTTCAAATCATATTAAAGATTTAATGATACTGTGTTGCGATTTGATCGTGGCTTGCGCTTCGAACGTTGCGGGATATCGACCTTTCCTTTAATATCTTTAAGCTCGTCAATGCTAATGGTGCTTTTTTCATCCTCCTTCTTTTCTTTTTGAATATTAATCGTTTTGGTCTTTAACCCTGAAAGAATATCGGAAATATTTTCCGGACCCTTCATGTCGCGCCTTGGTTTGCGTGACGATCTCTCAACACTATTGAATGCGCTCTCCATATTAACGGCATCAGAAAATTCTGGGCGACCGCGGGTCATCCCGATGTCAGGTCGGTTTGCGGGTCCGGGTCTTGGCATTGGTGGCGGCATTCTCTGTCCACCCGGGGCTCCTCCCATTGCCATGCCCATAAAGTTTCCAAATCCGGGTCGCTCTTCTCTCATCGAATGTACGGCGGCATTGGTAAATTGTTGCATGAGTTCTGGATTCTGACGCATGATATCATCCATACCGGGTAATGACGACTTGAACATAGTATTGGTCATATGCAACATTGCGGCGCTGCCTCCTAGCATAAAAAGCAACTTTAATTCTGGTGCTATCTTCGCCTTGCCTGCGTATTTCTCATGCAATTCTCCAAAGACGTCATCATATTCATCTATATTTTCGTTTACTGCTTCTGCCCAACCATCTAGTTTTATATCAAAAGGGTCAAATTTAGAATTCAAAAATTCAATTGCTGATACTGCAGCCATTAACATCTTTCCCTGAAATTTAACACTGCTATGTTTTTCACTCTCCGACTTGATCATTTCATATTCTCCCTTCATCTCTGCTAGAGGACTCTCCATTGTATATTTTTTGGTAAGTTTTACACCTTTCTTTGCCAATGCTTCTAGCTTTCGCAAATAAATAATTTTCTCTCGTAAAATTTGTTCTTGGGTCATTTGAGGTTTAGCTGGCGCTTCAACATTTGGATTTACCGGAATATTATTAAATTTTTTAAAACCATCCCAAGTTTCTGTCTGCTTCTTGGCTTCCTCCGCAGTCGATGCACCCACACCTGATAAAGGTTTGGAAGATAGGGGGTTAGCGCCGGGTGGTCCGTGTGGCTGTGGGCCTCCAATATGTTTCATTTTCCTATCCTTAAGTTCCGTGATGTTTAGCTTCAACCCGGGTGCGCTCGAACCTAATGCAGCTGCGCGAGCATCAGCCATTGATCGTCGCGGAGTTGTAGCCGCATTGATTTTTGCATCTAAGGAACCTAAATCTTCAAGGGTAATACTTGGCGATTGTCCATCTCTGTTCTGTTTTTTTGGATTCATTAACATCTCCACACCAGGTCCAAAATTAACGGATTTTGGTCGAGAAGGAGGAAGCGAGCTTAATCTAACAGCCCCAGATGGAGCAGGCGAGCTAACACTCAATCGCGGTTGACCTGGATTTGATGTGCTGCCCAAATTAATCACATGCGGTACATTACTCGTCATTATTTATGTTTAAACTAGAACTTATAATTTTAAGTAAGACGCAGCGCAAATTATATTAATTTGAGATCACCCAGATACCAAAGTCCTTGTAGAAAAGAATCAGCTAGATCATCTTTCTTTTTATGACTGAGAAAAAATTGCAGCCACATATGGAAGTTTGCGTTGGTGTTAAGTTGTGATTTTGTTACATGAATTCCCAATTGTTTTCTTTGATTATAGGTTGTTTTACCGCTTTTAATAAAATTTTTCAGTTTATTGCAAGCCGCAATTTCCTTTAATATTTTTACATCTTGTTCAATAAAATGTTGCATCACCATGCCTTGAATTGTTTTCATGCGATTTGCTAAAGGTCCTATTTGATTTTCAACAATCACATGATCTATTGAAATATCCTTCATAATAGCCGTAAAATGTATTTTTATACTTTTCCCTAATTTTGCAATGCTAAAATCCTGCGCTTTCACCGGTTCAATAAACTCGAGGAAATTAGAATTCAAATAAGTTAGTATTTGATCAAGATAATCTTTTTTCTTTATTTTCTGTGTTGTTTTCAGTCCGAGTTCATTATAAAGTTCTTTTAATTCATGAAGTTTGCGCTTACTAAGCCGACTTACTTTATATTCTGGTGATGGTATCTTTAATTCTTGATGGCGTGCGTGTATTTTACAAAAATGTTTGCCATTCTTAGTAAATTTCGGAGTACGTCCACAAGATTTATCAGATGTACCTTCACAACTTTTTTTTTCTTCATTGCAAAGATCTATAATATCCCATTTATCAATACGATAATCTGTTTTCGACTTGATATCGAACAAACAAAATGCTAAATGTTTAATACCAATGTCGATACTTAATATTTTCATTACTATAAAATGAATATGAAAATATTTCTAATATATATTTTGACTACATAGAACCATATTTTACCTCTTGTCTCACTAGATATTGTTCTTGCGTAAGAATTGGCGCCTCCATTTTGCTTTGGAGTGCAAAACGAGATAGATACAGATTCTTCAAATCTGAGGTTTCGTAACCATAAGGGCGTTTGTTATCTGTGCACGATTTGTACAGATATGCACTCTCTGGTGTGGAGGGCACCTTCTTGAATTGTTCCCAGCAACCACAGCAGTCATCACAGGCATCGCGCTGGTTTTTCTTAATAATGGAATCAGCATTTTTAATTAGAAACTGACGATATTTGTAATTGCTGGTGATGTGGTTCTTTTGTCTTATTTTTTTGTTAATTTCACAGGCAGGATCCCAGTTGGCAAAGTTTCGGCCATCACTCATTAGTGGCGGAAAATCAAAATGTATATTATTAGAAGCACCATAGCATGTTCCCCAACTCATTATAATAATATACAATAAGAAATTATTTGCTTAATAATTCAACCAGTGCTGGTTTTCTAAGTTTTTTGAATCCTTCAAGTCCCCGGTCTGCTGCAATCTGTTTTAAGGTGACCATATTCAACTTATTATAATCTGTTGACTCAATTGGTTTTGTCGGAGAAGGATTTGAAGGAGGCACGCTGCTAAGTTCAGACTGATCCGATAAAGATCCTGCGTCACTATTGCTATCTAAATTTATCTGTGGGGGCGTTTCCGCCAATAGAATATTACTTGCAGGTTCTATTTTGATATCTTTAATCTCACTAGCATCCAATGAACTGATAGTCAGCGGACCTCTGTCTTCGCCATCACTAACTGAGGTAACTGATCCTTCACTTTCGGTATCTGAATCTTCATCTTCAGATACTTCAATGAGTGGCTGCTGGTCTGGTCTCTTTTCCTCTAAAACAATTCCCGGGGGAGGCGCGAACCCGCCCTGTGGGCGCATATGTTGCTGCGGTCTCATGGGCGCGGAGCGCGAATGACTCTGGACTAATTGAAAAATAGTGTTTACCTTATGTTCAACTACCTTGAATCTATGTCTAAAATATAAAAAAAGTGTAACGCTTGTTAAAATTGTAATGCCTAAACTAATGAAGAGTTCTCGTCCCATTATTTTATAACTAATGACATTAATTATAAAAAGATTAAACGAGCACTACAACTCATCAATGATATTTTGCGTCATCTCTAGAATCTCTACTGGATATTCAAGTTGTTTCAGAACACAAATCCCACCTTTGGATTTCGAGATTCCTGTTATAACTTTATAAGTATACGTCGACTCCATATTTTCTATGCTCGTTTCCATATTAATATTGGTAATATTCTTAGTTTTGCTGAGCTTCTCACATAACTTAATAAAATGCGTTGTTAACATAAATCTTACAGAAGATATAGCAGCTATATATTTCAAATAAGCATATGCACTTCCAATTGCCTCGTAGTGATTTGTTCCAGAATATAATTCATCAAATATACAAAAATGCTTCTTAGATTTATGTTGCTTAATAAAGTCCAGAATTTTTTTGCAGCGGCGGGCTTCTGCTTGAAACAAACTATCACGCCCTGATGTATCAGGAATATTTAAGTAACAATGAATGAAATCAAATGGAACTAATGTTGCTGAGTCATAAAATCCCCTGCCTACTTGTTGCGTAAAAAGAATATTTAACATGATGCATTTTAAAAGTGTCGTTTTCCCTGCGGCATTAGGACCTGTGATAATGATATTCTTAGCTAATGTTATATCATTTTTAACTGGGTCGCTGTCAGCTAAAGGTGGGTAGTAAGCATTGCTTATCTTAAAATACGGCTTCTTACTACGTTTATATTTGGCATTATTTAGATGCGGATTATTGCTTAAACTTATCATTGTATCAAGATATCCATTGAAGCCAAAAGTATAAGAAAATGTCCTATTTATATTCTCGTCCGTATGAAATAGGTAAAATTGTCTCATAACATTACCGATATTGAAGCATCCTGTCTTTGATAAGGCCGCCTTTGTGGGGATATTTTGGGCAATTTTTTTCAGATCATCGCGATATTCAGATAGCTCTGCAATAAATAGTTCGTAGGAAGGTAACTTATCACATTTCTCTATAATCATATTCATCTTATCAAGCGTGTAAGTTGCATAACTTCTCATATTTGAAAAATATAGATCTATGTTCTTCATGTTCACAAAGAAGCGATAGCAACTAATGATATTTTGATAAATATTATAGAAATATACCCCGATCGAAACAAGAATATACACTCGCTGATTCCATGACACATGTTGGAATTGGGTGAAGAGCTGCCCCACCGAATGATGTTGCAATTGTTCCAACAGAATTCGCTTATATGATTCAAAGGTAAGCGGGATACGCATTATTTTAAGTAAGAAAAAGGGGATAATCATCATGATGATAGGCAGCAGCAAATTGAGAACTGGAGAGGCTATGTTATATACACTCATAAAGCTCAAAAAAGGAGCAGATTTATTTAACCATTTTACTCTGTCCCAATCCACATATTGATATTTTTCAATAAAATCTTCTTGACCTTTAATATCCCCCCACGTCTTCCAACATTTTTCAATACATAACTGATCCACTTTCTCATCCTTCAATGCACTACATAATTTTTGGCTATCCTTCAAAAATTTCCTATCGGTTGTATAGTACTCACTCCATTGTTTTAACATTTTCTTACCTAATATTGTCTTAGGTCTAAAGAGATGTTCATACATACCAGCTCCTTCCCCTTCCAATAATTCTAAATCTTCATATAAATTTTTGAATAATTTCTTCTTTTTTTTGCAATATGCGATAGGTAATTCAAAAGGCATTATACTAAAAGAGGAAATTATGAAATATCGTAGAACGAATTAAAATATATCTTTGTAATTACTTGGTAATTCTTTAATTTCTGTTGAATAGAATTGCTTTATCTCCGTTAATTTCTGGATATCACGTCGAGTAATAAAATTAATACCAACACCTTGACGCCCCCAACGCCCTGAGCGACCTATCCGATGCAAATACGTATGAACATTCTTGGGTAGATCAAAATTAATAACAATACTCACCTGCTGAATATCTATTCCACGGGCCAGAAGATCTGTGGAAATCAATACACGACAATTACCCGCCTTAAACTTATGATAGATTTCACGGCGATCCTTCTCATCCATCCCACTATGCATCCTCTCCACAGGAAACTCGTCGTGTTTCATTGCATCATATAAATCGTCGACACGACGAATACTATTACAATATATGATTGCTTGCGAAATAGATAATGACCCAAATAAATCTTTTAAAGTAGCATACTTGTGTTCATCATTATCAAGAGCGATAAAGAATTGCGCAATACCTTGCAGTGTTAACATCTCCTTCTTAATTAAAATTTTAATCGGGTTACGGAGAAATTTAGATGTCAAAATATTTAATTCGTTTGGCATGGTTGCGCTAAATAGACCAATTTGGACTTCATTGGGCATAAATTGAAAAATCTTATAAATTTGCTCTTTGAAGCCATGCGATAAAAGCTCATCCGCCTCATCAAGAACCAATAATGTTATATCTGTTGTCTTTAAATGCTTCCGGCGTATCATGTCATGCACACGCCCCGGACTGCCAACAATTATATGTGGTGGATTTGTTTCCAGTTTTTCACGATCCTCATCAGTAGACGTCCCACCTACCAGCAACTGAGTGTTGATCTTTAATAGCGATCCCATCGCTTCGATAACACTAAATATCTGCCGCGCTAACTCACGAGTATGTGCTAAAATTAAAGCTTGCGTGACTGGTTTTGTCTCGTCCAAAATTTGTAATGAACCAATGACAAAAGCCCCCGTTTTACCAGTCCCTGATTGCGCTTGGGCAATCATATCGCGCCGCTGAATTAGCGGTTTTATAGCCTGTTTTTGAATTGGCGACGGATTCTCAAAGCCATAAGCATAAACACCTCTCAAAAGCGCTGTTTTCAAGTTCAAGTCTTCGTCATCCCAAGACTCAAATGAAGTTGAATTTTTGCTATCTATATCATATTGATCATTAGACATAGTTATATGTATAAGTATATCTATGTTTATATCACTTTTCCAAAATTGATATAAAATATTATTTGTATAATTAAGAAATGGTGACACTTGCAGATCGACAATATACTTTAGAAAATTTTTACTCATTTGTTGAAGCATGCGGCAAGACGGACCGCCCACTTCCTGAAGAAACATATAAGCAGATAACATTTCTTGCCGCCAAAGTTGGCGCGCCTACATATAGTAGAACACCTAATTTTAAGAGGGTACGCAAAGATCGAAAATATAAATGTACTCCTGAAAATTGGGAAGCTATGCGTAATTTTAAAGCTACGACAATCATAAAAGAGACTGAAGGGGTAGGTAAGCTTATTGATGACATTATTTTACTATTAAATAAGATTACGCGTGCAAATTATGATGATATGTCTGCTGCCATTGTGCAAATTATGGTAGAAGTTAAAAGCAGTGAACATACAGAAGGAGATTTACTTAAATTGGGCGAGGCAATTTTTAATATTGGTAGTTCTAATGAATTTTATAGTAAATTATATGCAAGCCTATATCATGACTTAATCAAATCTTTCCCATTTATGAAAGATATATGTCTTAAGAATTTTACATCGTTCCTAGAGTTGTTTTCAAATATTGAAAATGGTGATCCAGAAAAAGATTATGACAATTTTTGTCGTATCAATAAAGAAAATGCGAAGCGGCGTGCCATTGCACAATTTTTTATTAATCTGATGTTGAATGATATAATTGCAACTGAGTCCATGGTTATCTTCGTGTTAAATCTATTAGAAAAGCATCGTACATTTATGAAGGAGGTGGGTGTAAAGAGTATCGTTGATGAAATTTCAGAGAATCTATTTATTTTGGTTACCAGTGGCAAAATGTATTTATCTAGGACAGCTGCTTGGGATTCTATTATTGATTATACCAAAAAAATAGCAGCGCTCAAAGCCTCAACTTATCCCAGTCTATCTAATAAGACGATCTTTAAATGTATGGATATACTAGAAATGATATAAATGGATAATATATATATATATTTATATTATGCCCGATAAGTTAGATGATGTTGAAAGAGCTGAAAGTGCTATAAACTTATCATTTTCTCTAGAAGAAGTTAATGAGGAGGCGGCGCCTGCTGTTACTTATAATGATCTAGTTCGCGATGTGGATCTGTTGGAAATGACAAGTGATCTTCAACTTGATTGTCATATGGCGCAGGAGATAAATTATTCAACTAATTTTACTCGCAAGGATTTAGATCGTATAGCAGACTATTATTCTATAAGTAAAAGAAAAAAGTTGAAAGATGAATTGGTACAGGAAATTATATTATTTGAGACGGACCCAGAAAACATAGAAATTGTTTATCGAAGGAAAAAATTATGGTCTTATATGGAAGAAATCAAAGATGATAAATACTTAAGAAAATTTTTAATTTTTAATTAAAAAAAATTGATTAATACTTAAGAAATTATTTAATATTCAATTAAGATATATGGTTTTGTCTCGTCTGAATAAGAAAATAAATTATCCGGACATAGAGCGTGTTGATCCAGATGATATAAATCATAATTCGCCTTTATATCAGACTGAAATTAAGAATATAGATGCCATTATTGCTTTAGGTAATGTAAAATTCTCATTTGTTAATGATAAAGTCTTATATGTGCCTATTTATTTGACTAGAAATTACAAAGTAGTTGCGCAGGTAGGGGTTTATGAATTTCCGAATTCAACATACTCTACTATATTAGATGATGATGATGATATATTGCTTGCGCAACTTGAGCAGCCCTTATTATATTCGTTTGTTACACCGGATTATATAAAAGAAAAGGTGGGTGCTGGAGAGGTGGCTTCAGAGGTGCAAGCAGAGGAAGAGGCCGACGAAGAATCAGAAGAAGATTCGGATGATAGTGAAGATTCGGATGATAGTGAAGGGAGTAAAGTTGATGTTAAGGATGACGATGACGATGATGACGATGGTGACGATGAGAAGAAGGAGGAGGAGGATAATGCTAAGAAGGCCCGTGAGAGTGTTGAACAAGACTTATTTGGTAAATCTGGTTTGGGTGCCTCTGTTTTACCGGAGGAGGCTGGAGTATTAGAAGAATTGTTGGAGCAGGAAACAGATGCTGAAACAACCGACGAACATAAAAATTGGATTCAGAAGTTTTTAAGGAATTCACGCTATGAAATTAGCGATGAAGGTGGCGGCGGCGACTGCTTATTTGAGGTTATACGGGCGGCCACTGCCCATACGGATCATCCGTATTCTGTTGCAGATTTACGTAAGATATTAGCAGATAATGTAACGGAGGAGATTTTTAAAGGATATCGAGAGATGTATGACATGCATGTAACTGAGATCAAAAAGGATACTGAGAGCATGCACTCAATAAAGAAGCAATTAACAACTTTGAAGAGTAAATATCATGCTTCAAAAGATGATACACAAAAAAGAGAACTATTGGCGCGTGCGCAAAAGGCTAGATCAACATATAGCCAACTAAAATCAGAACGTGAACATGCACGCTCCGTTATCAATGTGGAGTTTGCTTTTATGAAGGATGTGCATACTCTGGAGGATTTTAAGCGGGTGGTCCTCACGTGTAAATTCTGGGCTGATACTTGGGCAATATCAACCTTGGAGAGAGTTTTAAATATAAAGCTTATCCTACTTTCTAGTCAAAATTATGATAGGAAGGATTATCAAAATGTCTTACAATGTGGGCAATTAAATGATGAGGAATTGGAAAAAAAGGGTAAATTTACTCCTGCATTCTATATTATTACTGATTATATGGGAAATCATTATAAACTAGTATCTTATAAAGGAAGATCTATATTTACATTTAAGGATTTGCCGTATGGGTTAGTGCATAGGATTGTTGACTTATGTATGCCAAAGGTGGGCGGTGTGTATAATTTAATACCTGCATTCCGTCATTTGAAGGCTAAAAGAGCGGCAGAAGCCGATGTGGCGGCGGCTTCTGCATCTGCTGCGGCGGAAACGGATAGCCAAGAAAAGAAAGGTGAAACGGATGATGAACTTTTTAATGAAGATATAGTTTTCCAGTTTTATTCGCGATCTCAAAATAAAGCGCCGGGGAAGGGGTCTGGGGAAAAAATACCTTCAGAACAAGAATCCCGTTTTGCTAATTTAAAGGCTATTAAAAATTGGCGAAAGATTCTCTCTAACTTTCATGTAGGAGAGCCTCTGCATTATGATGGACGGACATGGGCGAGTGTTGAACATCTATACCATGCACTAAAATTTAAAAAAAATAATCCTGAATTTTATGCCAAATTTAGTCTTGAGTCTAACTCTCCCTTTTCGAAATTACCAGTTATGGCAAAGGCGGCGGGCGGAAAATCGGGTGTATACACTACTCATAAAAAGGGTGCCGATGGAAAAAAACACACTGAAAAAATAATTCTGCGTGGCGAAAATATTAAAGCAGATTCAGATTTTTGGGACAGAAAGAAAGAAGCAATGGCGACGGCATTGCGCGCCAAATTTATGCGCGACGGGCTACCGAAAGACGTATTAATCAAAACTCTTGATGCAAAGCTGGTTCACTATCTAGGGCGCGGGCAGGGCAATGAGGTATGGGATCATCTTATGAAAATTCGCAAAGAAATATAAACAATATATATAATATATATCATGAAATTTTCAAAACAATCGCAAGATAATATGCTGTTTTTTTTAAACGATGCCGAGCATTATATTAAAAAAATAGGCGCTCATCAACAGCGACGTCTTGACATACTTATTGGCAAATTGTATAAAGATATCTATAATTCAAATACTTTTATTAAAACATTATTGCGGCGTAAACTGGTCAGAACGAGTGTCACAGCTATTCATCATCAAAATGATATACCAGATAGCTCGCTGTTGGGTAGTAGCTATGTTCCCAATGATGTAAAAGATTATATTCAAGAAAAGTCAACCTATTATGTTCAATATAAATGTAGAATCATGAGTAAAAATATTGAAATAAACATTGTGGCAAGTGGAGCGCAAACAGCAGCAAAACGGCGACACTTTGATAAAAAAGCACATTTAATGCTCGTATGGTTGCGTATGGGATTTTTGTACTCCCCAGCTGTATGTGGTAAAAGTGTAAAAATATTATTTTTTGATACTACATTGAAGAAAACTTTGCCGCGGAGTCTTATAGATGTTTTAGGAACAGAACATTGTAATTCGGCAGTAACGACGACATGTTCGCAAAATGGAGAAATTATTATTTATCGAAGAGAGGAGTGGTTTAAGGTATTTATACATGAGACTTTTCATGCATTAGGGTTGGACTTCTCGGCATTTCCTACAAATCATCTCAATTATCAGATGAAGAATATATTTCCCATTGAGAGTAAAATGAACTTGTATGAGGCATATAGTGAATTTTGGGCTACTATTTTGAATTGTTTGTTTTGCGCGTATGAATTACTAGACGATGATAAATTAAATGAAAAGGATTTTCTTCTTTACAGCGACTTTCTTCTTCAATTTGAGAGAATATTTTCACTCTATCAGAGTAATAAAATTCTACACTTTATGGGAATAAGTTATGAGAATTTATATAAAACTGAGGAGGTGAGCTTTGTTGCGCGCAAATATTTGTATAAGGAGGAGACGAATGTATTTTCTTACTATATTATTAAAAATATTCTATTGTATAACTATCCAGCATTTTTAGAATGGTGTGATCGGCATAATATTAATATGTTGCGTTTCGACAAATATGATAACAATTTGAATAAGTTTTTTGAGTTTGTGCGTAAGCATTATAAAAACCCCACATTCCTTCGTGATATGAAACGAATGCGAGACTTTCTATTAGAAAAGAAGCGTGAGGAGGAAAAACATCCTTTACATGAAACTTTACGCATGACAATTTGTGAATTGGACTAAGTTTTTTTGTTATTATATTGTATATAATGCCAAAAAGCAGAAGAAAAAGAAGGCGAAGGCGGCGTGTGCAACGCGGAGGCGCATGCGGTTGCCCAAAAGTTATAGATCATAGTCCACTACCAACGCCACCATGGTTACCTCCCGGTCGCATGTATGAACCGGGTGGTATCAATGGGCTCACTAATGGTTATTATTATGGTGTAGAGGTAAGTCAGGCGTTGCCGGATCCAATTAATCAAACCAATCTTGGACAAATGAAGGGGGGGAGACGGACTCGGCGGCGCGGAGGGCGGCGCCTCGCAGATTCTGTTTTTGATGATGTAATGGGTTTCTCTGGGCCAAAAAGAGAACATAAAAAGAGGAAGAAGAAAAGTGCTGTTGCACATCTCAAGGATGCCTTTATGGGGCTTCATGGTACTGGTAAGAAAATAGGAAAAGCTTTGAAACGCGGTCATTTTGGTATTAAGGAGGAGGTTCAAGCGCGCGTATCTTGGAAAGGCGCCGGGCGCAAAAGTCGTAGGCGTCGCCGCAGAAGTCGTCGTCGCCGTAGAACTCGTCGCCGGCGTCGCAGAAGGTAATTCAACATAATAAAATTGATTAATTAATTATAGATAAATAGATAATAAAAAAAAATGGGTATTGCCCGATTAAACCGATTTATACGGAAACATTGTCCACAATGTCTCCATAAAACAAAATTAGAAGATCTATCTGGCAAGGCGTTGGCTATAGATACTTCTATTTATCTCTACCAATTCAAAGCCAAAGGATCCATCATAACTAATATGTATATGATGTGTTCCATATTCAAGCATTATGATATAACTCCCATCTTTGTCTTTGATGGGAAACCGCCACCCGAAAAGAAAGCAACAATTGAAATGCGAAAGGAGAAAAAAAACGCGGCGCAGCTCGAGCACAAGAAAATTGCAGAGCAGTTATTAACTATTACAAATAAATATAAGAGGCAACAGCTTGAGCGGAAATTAGATAAATTGGCAAAGAAGTTTATTCGCATTAAAAATTATGAGATACGAAATGTAAAAGCATTGTTTAGTAGCTATGGTATTTCTTTTATAGAAGCTATAGGAGAGGCAGATAGGTGGTGTGCTAAATTAGTATCAAGCGGTCATGCTTACGCATGTCTTAGTGAAGATATGGATATGTTTGCCTATGGCTGTCCTCGAGTACTTCGCTATCTTAGTTTAATACATCATACAGCAATTATGTATGATTTATCAAAGATACTAGACAAATTAAATCTGACTCTTGTCGAATTTCGAACATTGTGTATCTTCTCAGGTTCTGATTATCATTATAATTCAAATATATATATTAAACCTATAGAATATTATTACAATGCTTTCAAGCGCTATAAGCTAACTAATTGTACACGCGGTGATTTCTATAATTGGCTATATGATCGCGAAGTACTCCCTATATCAAAAGAGGATTTTTGTCAAGCGCATGTATTATTTAATACGACTACTTTGACAATTGCGGCAGATATGATAAACAAATATTACCTACAGCCAGAGAAACTTAAGGATATATTGAAGAAAGATAATTTTATCTTTCCTCCTGCAAAATAGAATTCGTTGTATATATACTCTAAAAATCTATCAAGAGATAAATGAGCGATATTTGTCCTTCTGGTACTTTTTTTGATGACCATGCAGAAGTTTGTCGACCCTGTCCTAATAATACCTATAATCACGGGACGAAATTCTTAAATCTTCATCAATGCTATTCAATTATTGATCGAGAGATCCTATATGTAAATAAGACATCTGTGAAATGTGCACCCGGATGGACTGGAATACCCATCTATGACGACGGGGAGTATGAGGAGGGGTGCATCGACGCAGGAGAACCTAGTTTCTCTCCCATTTGGACCCCCACATCGCTGCCGTCGCCGCCTTTCATCGCCCATCGCACACTTCCCGCCCCACAGCTTAATGATCAATGTACATTAGTGAAGCAATGTAATACTTTTTGTTGCGTAAGTTGGCTTATTTTTTTTGGTTTCATAGCATTGTATGGACTTTCACGGAGTTTTATTGCGTTTAGACAGCTAGGAGAGATTTCTGAAGATATTTCATTGGATGCGGAGGAAGAGGAAGTCTCTCCTACGCCAATGATCGCTATGGTTGATATTCAAGAAGACGATAATGTACAATTGAGAGAACAAGATTCAATGCGCGTAGCGATTCCTCCTTCGCCAAAAAAATGAAGTGTATAATTTTCTTTATAGTGTATATAATGCAAAAGAAAATGATACTTGGGCGCCACACGCGGCGTCGTCCTGTTACCAAATGGCGTCTTGGTCCTAGGGATGCAAGACCGGCGGCAATGTTTCGACGACCCACCATGGTGCCTGCGGGCAGAAGCACCAGAAGCGCTCTCCAGAAGATAAAATTCACTGGATCGTGGCAAGATCGTTTATTGAGAAGGCGTGCGCCGAAGCCGCGGGATTCGGCGGCATCCTCCATGATGGCGTCGCACAGATGGCAGAGCCGGCGAGTCCCAAGGCCTGGTTACTGGAACCAGAGGAAGAAAGTTTACGAAAGATCAACGACATCGGAGCGCGCTCCCGGTCATCGACCCACGCGTTTATCTTTAGTACAACGCCCTGGAAATCTCAAGGCTGCACGTCGTTATGGTTTGGGGCGAACAATACAACGAAGAGCTATGACAATGAGAAAGATTAAAGAAGGTGGTAAATTTACAAGGAAAAGACGCAGAAAGCAGCGCACTCGGAAACGTCGTCGCAAGCGGCGCACTCGGAAACGCCGGCGGCTAATATTGAAAGCAATATTAAAAAATTAAATCATCTTATTCCTTATTAAATTTAGCTGGAAGCCGGCGCCTTCTTCACAGCCTTAGCGAAGTGCGGGCTCATATAACGCTGAAGATTAAAGTAGGTAAGCTCATCCTCCTTGGAAAGCTTAAGAAGCTTGCGGAGCTTGGCATCAGCAAGGATGCGACGTCCGTTCTTCGGGTCCTGAAGCTTGTGGGCACGGATGTACGTGTTGATCTCGCGCGTCACCTGAGTGCGCGCCATCTCAGTGCCGTGCTCCTTGCCAAGGAAGGCAGCAAGCTCCTTACTGATCTTCGTCGGCTTCACGAAACCAGACGGGGCACGAGTGCCAGACTTGGTCGAACGCTTCTTGTTCGCCTTATGAGCGGCACGGAGCTCGCGGTCGGCGCGCTTCTGCAGAGCGCGCACCTGACCAGTGATGTTCGTCAGCTGGCTACGCAGGCTAGTGAGCTGTCCGAGCACCTGCACAAAGGCGTCCGACAGAGTCGATTCATCCTTGGCAGGCGGAGCAGGCGCGGCAGCGGGGGCCGGATCGGCAGCCTTCTTCGTGTTCTTGACGGCCTTCGTCGGGGCCTTGGTGGCTTTAGTGGCTTTGGTAGTCTTCTTGGACTTGCGAGGGGCGGAGGTCTTCTTGGCTTTGGCAACCATTATACCATATGATTATGGTTATTTTTTAAGCTTTTTTCACCATAATATATTTTATCATAATTTTAAACGTTATTGCGTCACAAATTAGGTTGGTAAACTGCGGATTCGTATAATTCAGGACGCGCCTCGGCCGCTTCTTTGCTAACTAATGTAAGTGCAGTTAGTATATACAATGCTCCTAATGCTTTAGCGTCTCTATTTATTCCTTTTACGACTAAGTTATTCAGAACTAGGAGTATCTTTTTTCTTAATTTTAAGATTGGCAAATCTATATTATTAATATTTAACCCTATGAATGGATTTCCAGTGGGGGGGCAAATATTACGTTTAACAAGAGCCGATATATTTGCTCTATAGCACCAAATATCCACCAGTTCGCGAACAAATCGAATCAAACGAATGCGATTTAAGGATAAAAACCAACGATAATCACTATTATTTCCTAATTCATCTATCCTTTGAAAAACAGATACAGCAAATAATATTACCTTTTTTTCCGGCGATAGTCCCGCCAGACTATCTTCAAGATCTATTTTAATCTTATCAGCGAATAATTTAGATAGACGTAAAATAGCATTTATATTTTGAATACATTGTTTCGGTATATCTGCACGATTATAAGGGTTTTTTGGAATGCCATCCGATTTGCTTATTAAATTATAGAGTGAGCAAATATCAAAACCATAGGTAAAATCATCATTATCTACGTAACTATAAAACTGATGATATGGTATGGTAGTTAGCTTTTGCAAAGTTACAAAGTCAGTATCATTCACACACTTCGAATAGTTCAGCACTGCAGGTCCTCGCAAATGATTATATTTTCTACGGATAAAACCACGCCATAATCCTTGAATACTTTTCGCATAGAAGGAAAATTTTAGAAAATTATATAAACGAAAAATAAGTTCACTCTTATTACCCGACCGCTTTTGCTTATAGTATTTACATATCTGCTTTAATTGACGTACGTTAAAATTCAAGGAAGCTAAGAGATTATATTCCGAAAAATCAGGTATTTGGAACTCTTCATTGGAAATTTTTGTTTTTTTCCTACATACCCCCTTTGGTATTGGCTCGTATAATGTAGTTTTAAAATAACTTTGTGGTGAATTTGCACTGGTCATATATATATATCTACGGAAAAATTGTTTAATTCTTTTAAATATTCTTATTTTTTTTATCACCATTATCATGTATATATTTTTTAAAAAAATTGATTTAAACAATTATGACTATTTAGTTTAAGTATAGTATGGCAACTCCACAAGAACTCATCACGAAAGCAAAGGACTTCAAGTCTACCAACGTCACCTATGGTGCTCCCAAGGTTAATAAGAAGGGCGGGAAGAGCGTAAGTCTTCTTCTAAAGGGTCAGCGCCCGGTTATTCAGTTTCCGCTAATGTTCACATGGGGTGTGAATGCTTGGGATTCTGACGATGGTTCCTATAAGAAATATGATCTGAATCTCAGTTGGGGGACGAAGGATAAGGGTACTTCTGAGGGTCTCTTCTTTCAGGCGATGCAGGATCTTCAGACCAAGATTCTCGACGACGCTGTTAAGAATCGCAAGGAGTGGTTTGGGAAGAGCAAGCTCAGTAAGGAGGTTGCTGAGGCCCTAATGTATCCGATTCTCAAGTATCCTAAGGATAAGTCGACGGGTGAGCCGAATATGGATGCAAATCCGAGCATGAAGCTCAAGCTGCAGAAGGTGTGGGGGACTGAGGACACTTTCAAGCTGGAGCTTTATAATATGGCTAGGGAGGCTCTTTATCTCGGCGAGTCCGAGGATCCGGAATGGGAGAATAAGAATCATCCTGAGGATCTTATTCCGAAGCGCAGTCATATTAAGGGGTTGATGGAGTGCACGGGGCTGTGGTTTGCCGGTGGGAAGTTTGGTATTGGTTGGAAGCTTGTGCAGGCGGCTGTGCGTGCTCCGGTGACCATTAAGGGCTTCTGTCTTCTGGAGGATTCGGATGATGATGAGGCGGTCGCAGCGCTGGATGCAGCTGATCAGCAGCCAAACTTTGCCGTTGATAGCGATAATTCGGATGACGCACCCAAGCCTAAGAAGAAGAAGAAGAAGGTTGTGCGGAAGAAGAAGGTGGCTGCTGCTGAGTAAGTAAATTCATATTAAAAATTCTATAATTTTTTAATATAAATTAATTCTCAAATGAATATCACCGCGAAGCTTGGTACTATATATATCATTGGCATCTATCTTCAACACACCTTTATTGTATAGCATGTAATACTGCTGTTTTTTAATTTTTAATTCCGAAGCAGGTATTTCAAATACTTTCGCACCCAACGTAACGACGAGCTTCTCTCGGTTTAATATCTCAGCGGCGGTCGTTTTTATGGTCACATATAAATTATTATTATCATCAAGGATAATATGGTCTTCTAATTCAGGGATGCAATTAATGATAATGTCTTTTCCAGATGCATCATAACAAAGTTCATTGTGCCATAATGGCACATAAAAGGTTTGCTTTTCTAATGTTAATTTGTAAATGGTATCATCTAACATATTATCTATCGTTGGATTTAACACGATAATACAATCCGAGACCATCTTTTTTTTAATGATTTCTTTCATTCTCTCCAACCACTCGTCTGAGATAGAGAATAATATCTTATGCTTCAAAAGAAAATCATATACTTCAAGACACTTCTCTTTGGTAAGGGCCTCAAAAATTTTAATAGGTATTTTTTGGTAATTCAATAACAGCGTACGAATAGTTGTTTGAAGAAAAATATCCTCCCACTTATTTTCCGTTTTTAAAAATGTTAAACATCGTTCAATGATTTCTCTCAGCGTCGTAGGAACATTTTCAATCGTTATCTTTTTGTGCTTCTGCAGAAACGCATACGCCTCCCCCAGTTTCTGAAACTTATCTTTCGCAGCTTCCTCGCCGGCACCGCGGTTCTTATCAGGATGCCAACGCAATGCCTTTTTATAATATGCCTTTCGTAATTCTTTTTCTGTAAATGTATCCTTTAAATTTAACATATGAATGGCTTTCTTAAAATCCATGTATCGTCTTACATAAGTAAATCATAAAATTCTCTATATGGTAAATAGGTCTATAATTATTGTTGAAATATTTTAAAAATATGTGTAACTTTATGAAAATCTGGCAAATATTATCCTTTGTCAATTTACCTTTATCAATATAGTGGATCATTATATACCAAATGCACTCGACAATGTCTATATTATAAATAAATAGATCATATAGTGTCTCTCGAAATTCTAAAAAATTTAAGTTTTTATAATCATCTATTTGACGAATAATACGATTGCTTATGATATTATATGGTTTCATAAGCTGTGTCACACCAATATGTATATCTTTGATATTCTCAATCTCCGCTGTTTTATATGTAACCTGCTTGCCCGTGCAACGCCTATACATTGTCTTTGAAGGTCGCGGTAAGGAGATAATTGTTGTTCTATTTAAAATATCTAGTGGAATAAAACTCACTTGCTCTGTTAATAATATATAAACTAAATGAATATTTTTGTGTATAAGCGTCTGCATATAACTATAGAAAACATCCAATAATTCACTATGAATCTTATGAAAGTTCTTACAAATAATAATACCAGTATGTTGTGGCCGCGTAGAAATAATATCCAAAATATGATAAAATAATTCATTCCAAAGCGCCTTGGCATTACATCCAAGTAAATTCATATCGATCTCAAAATGCATATCACTTATCTTAATATTATAATTCTTGCCTTTTCCTTTTCCAATAGACATGTTCATCTTTCTCTCGTATTTCAAATCAGTAGGACTATATTTTTTAATATGATAAAGCGCCTGCGAATACTTACCTACGCCCGAAGGACCATAGAAAATAAGATGACGCAATTTTTGTATGTCATTCGGAAAATATATGTCACTATTCTTTTTTAATGAAGGATGCAGATTTACTTTATCAACACTACGAATATACTCCTCAAAATGTGTTTCCAAAAACTTCATTGATACTATTATTCCCTTTATCTTTATTTAAATAATAACACTATAAGTAATTCATGTCTCATACAAATTTAGCCCACATCATTGAACAATTAACATTACTTGAAGCTCATCACCCAAATCTATGCACTATGTGGAAGTATTATCTTATAGAAAAACATAAGAGTTATTTACACTCATTAGAACAATGCGCACAGGTCATTTCTACTTTGCAAAATAATAATACTCAAGACAATATGGACCAAACAATTCCCTTCCTCTGTCTTCTTTTGCATAATAATCTGTTAACATAGTTATGACTTAAACCTAAGCAGCCATTCATATATAACTTAAAATGTATTTAGCTATTAATCCTACTCAATTCAAGATACATAATGTAATGTTATCCGATAAGACAAAAAATAATGTGATGGAAAATGGTAATTTCTATAGGCTCTATTATTCCGATAGTCTATGCAACTCTAATGGTCTTTTTATATATTTTACATTACAAAATGCCACAATAGAAAAATACTTCAATAAAATAAAATGCAGCTTCAATAATCAAGATAATACCCGCTCGATCGAAATAATAAAATCGATTGAGCGACAAATACTTAATAAATCGGGTATTATGAAAAATTTTATATATAGGATTGAAGAACAACTGACAAACCAATATATTAAGATCTTTACAGATAAAATGGTAAATTATGGTAAAAATTCAAAATTAGAATTAGTACTAAAAATTTCTGGAATTTGGGACGATTTTACATCCTGCGGTGTTACTTTTCGTTTCTATCTCACTAACCATCAGTAATAAACTTAATTAGAACAACGTATAATAGTCCCGTATAAAGCAATGTAAATGCTCCTAATACAATGAATCCTGGATCCATGGCTCCTTCAATATATTTCATAAGGGGGAGCGGGTGCGCACCACCACGAATCATCTTCTTTGTATAAAAATATAACAATGCTACCTGAGTCATCGCGAAACTGAATGCTGCCGCATTATAGCGCGCCAGCATAGGAGGCAAATTTCCTGAGGCATCTTTATCTGCCATAATATCTTTATGCGATGAATACAACATAATCAATAATACAAGCTGAAAAATAATAAAAATAGGCGGCATTGAGTTACTGGTTACTTCAGCAATTAATGTACGCATGCCCTCATGTTTTCCTCTATTCCTAAGCGAAACACTCCGAATAATCACAAAACCCTGTATCAAGACAGAGAAAATTAATGCGCCGTATGCTACAGACTGCGCACCCTTATAAGGGAGAAAAAACATCATAAAAGCACATAATGATATTAAATTAGAGATCATCATTGTTAATTTAATTCCTGGAGAACATGGTGCTTCATCTTTATCTACCATATATACTTATTACTGAGTTTTTAATTGATCTACCTGATTTTGCAAATCATGGATTTTAGATACTAAAATAGGGATTATTTCTAAATAATTCACTGCCATAGTCCCACTGGCATCTATTACTAAATTTGGAAACAAAGATACCATCTCTTGTGCTAAAAATCCGTAATGCAATGATTCGGGATTCTCTTTAAAATGATATTGTTTAGGCGCCAATTTATCTATTTTATGCATACTTCGCGGATCTATGCACTCGATATTGGTTTTTAATCGGGCATCCGAATCTATTACTATCATATTCGAATGCAAAGTGTTCTTTATATGTACATTAAATTTTTCAAAATTACGTTTTAGATGAACTTCATTCCCTCGTCTCTCAAAAACGCCGGGCTTCTCTCCTAATCGATCTCTTCCTCCTCGTGATGACATATATATTAAATCACTAAAAATAAAATATCCTTTTTTTATATTAATGAGCAACTTCAATGTACAACAAACACACCCTATAATACCAAGGCAACAAACATATGTCCTTTTTCAAAAGATCATCTCCTTTCACTCCTATGATAGAGATATTAAGAAATGGCCCAACTCTAATTTCTTCGAAATTGACCTCCCGCAATCTCTCGTCAACATACAATCCATGCGCTTAGTGCAAATCACCTTGCCCAACAATCAATACGTTTTCACTAATGCTTATCAAAATACCAAATTACAATTTCGAGTCACAATGTCAGCAGTATCGCCACCAACACCTGCCGGTGCCGTAGGCACATTTATTATTGAAATATCTGAAGGCACATATAATTCCGCGCAGCTTGTAGAAGAAATTCAAAATAAAATGAATAAGGCGGTGCAAACTGCTGGAAGCGATATAACCGGCACATGGCTAGGAGTAGCTGGGGGTTACGATCACTTTGTATGCAAATACAATGAAATTACAAATACTTTCTGGTTCGGTAATAATCGCGACTCATTTACTTTGCTATTTGCTGTAAATCCCGGATATATACCATTGCCTTGTGGACAGCCTGAAGTATGGCACCACTATACCAAATGGGGGTTGCCCTTTTATCTCGGATATGAAAAAAAGAATTATACATCAGAACAAATTAATGACGCTAATGGATTTGGTTTCGATTATGAGAATTTTAATTGGCTTACACCTATCGCACCCGCAACGCTTACCTACACAATTAAAGATCCATCTTGCAATTTAGATATATTTGGCGAAGAAGCTATCTACATGGAAGTCAATAAATATAATTCTCTCGATGAACTTGAACCATACTCACAAAATACTATGGGTATCTTTAACAATGACTACGCTGGAAAAGTAAATAGCGCTTTTGCTAAAATCCCCATCAATCATGCCAATGCATATGCCGTATATGGAGACAGCACAAATTTCTACCTCATGAATGTTTCCCAGTTCTCTCCACCTATCGATAGAATTATGCGGCTGAGATTCTCATTCAGATACCACGATGGTAGACTGGTAGACTTCAAGTGTTTGCCTTTCAACTTCTCAATCGAATTTAATATGTTGAGAGACGAACCCGATAGAAAAATGAAGGTACGCGTACCCTCGTTCTACAATTATTCTACATAAAGTTGACTATTATATCCTAAATATCATACTCAACATTGATCGCTTGCAAAATATCACCTAGGTCCTCAGAACGCCATTTAAGATCCTTCGGCATTTTACAAAACCTAGGTTTTTTCATATCCTCCGTCTTGTAGAATAGATAAGGACCCCACTTACCACGACGGACCGATAAATCTTCTCTCAATATTCGTAATACATTCGGGTTCGCCGATTTCTTTCCGGAGAGAATATCCACCACATCCTCCAGCCGCAACTCATCCAACGATTTTTTTAACCCCTTGATTGAATAATTTTTCCCATTATGAGAGATATATAACCCATACTTGCCATCACGAACAAGTACATCAAAACCTTTATATTCACCTAGCGTATTTCCTTTCTTAATTTTATTTTCCACTATCTCCTCGAGTTTATATCCGCCTTCTCTCAATTTCGTCATATCAATATCCTTCTTCACCGAGAGAAAGGATATGTCGCCATCCACATCTTTCTTAATGACAGGACCATACTTCGCAATCATATACACATGTTCATCATCTATACGTATTGTCTCACGCTTTTCACCCTTTATCTTTTCCGAGAGAATGTTAATGCACCCATTACCCTCACGACATAATGTATGCCATACTTTCTCTCCATTTGCTATCTTATCCAAGTTATCTTCCATCTTCTTCGTATATTCATAGCTAAATAAAGGATCAAAATGCTTCAATAAAAACTCCAACACTAATACACCTAGAGGCTGAATCACCAACTTATTTCTCTCACCACCAAACGTTCTCTCCGTGATTGTCTCCTCAATCGTATCATCTACCAATTCAAAATCTATACACTTCAGGATTTTCCCTTTTACATCTTGCTTCTGCACATATAGACGATCCTGAATCTTTGAAATTAGACTCGAAAAGGTCGATGGACGGCCTATACCTTTCGCTTCCAATACCTGCACTAATTTTGCCTCCGTATAATGACTCTTCAACTCTTTTAGAGAGAACTTACAATAAATTTTTGCATAATTAAGAATTACACCTGCTTTCAGCGTCTGCAAATAACTATAGAGAGGGTTGTTTTTCACATAACCTCCCACAACCTTCCAACCAGGAAAGTCAACCTGCTCAGTTCTATAAAAATATTGATGTTTCTGCGGAGCTGAGATTGTCGCGCGGAGAGAATAGTAGACCGCAGGAGCCATACAACTCTCCAACGTATTGCGCCATATCAAATTATATAATCGCTTCTCTCGCCTATCCATACTATTTGGTAAATCCTTCACCTTTATCTTCGTCGGACGAATGGCTTCATGCGCCTCTTGCGCATTTCCCTTACCCTTCCCCTTTCCCTTTCGTAGTGATAGAGCCTTTATGGAAGGAAGGACATAATTATCACCATACTCCCCCTTAATATATTTCTCAGCCTGTGAGAGAAAGATTGCACTATATGTCTTACTATCTGTCCGCATATATGTGATATAACCACCCTCATACAGCTTCTGTGCACTTCGCATCGTCTGTTTTGGAGAGAAATGCAATTCGTTACTCGCTTTCTGCTGCAATGTACTTGTGGTAAAAGGCTGCGGCTGACGTTTTGTTGTCTTTTTAGGAGCACCACACTTATATTTATGATCAAAATTTACACTATCCTCCAAAAATTTCTCCATTTCACCCTGATCTTCATAATTATAATTCAAACTAAAATCCAACTTCTTCTCTGTAAATGTCCCTGTCGTATCATATTTCTTCTTACCCGGCGCCTTATTGATCGCTTGCTGATTATCATAAATCAACCGGAGAGCCGGCGTCTGACAACGCCCCGCGGAGAGAACATTCTTCGTTGAATAACTAATATGCCGCCACAACATCGGAGAGAGACGAAACCCCACCAGCAAGTCTAAGACCTGCCGCGCTTGCTGCGCATGCACTTTATCCATATCAAGGCGCGTGGGTGCCGTCACTGCTTGCTTAATAGCCGCCGAAGTAATCTCATGGAAAATAATACGCTTGGTCGTAGCAGTAGACAGATTAAAGACTTGACAAATATGCCACGCAATCGCCTCACCCTCACGATCATCATCCGTCGCCAAGATCACCTCAGTAGCCCCTTTCAAGACTCGCCGTAAGTTGCCAACATATTTACTCTTTTCAGGAAGGAGCTTGAAGCTAGGCGTAAAATCATCATTTATCGCAATACCCTTCAAACCATCCTTTATACCCCGAATATGACCAAAACTCGCCACACACTTATATCCAGGACCTAAAAACCCTTCAATCTTTTTGCATTTGGCTGGTGATTCAACAACAACTACTATTTTTCCCATTACTTAATAATATTGATAATTATCTATATTATTTCAATTTTCATTTAAATGCAGCGCCTTGTACTTTTCCCATGTCATTTTTAATTTTGGATTCTTCTTCTTCTTTTTCTTTTTCCGACGCTTATTTTTAGACTCCTTTTTATCATTACGACGCAAGGCACTATCGATATATAACTTTTTCAATAATTTACCCACCTCAAAAGAACCCTCATGTTGATCTAACTCACCATCCTCAATTCGTTTTAAAATTGTCAATAACATCGCAAGTATTTGAAGATTCAATTCATCCTTAATCAAACGACTGAAGAGATTTGTATAATGTTCAAACAAAAATTTACATTGGGTGCGAACCATCGTCGTAAATTGTTCAGAATTCGATTCTGCCAATCGCGAATAACGCCGCTTTAAAGATAAATAGGTATCTACATCCTGCCGAATGAGAGAACTATGCTTTAATGTACGTATTTTACCCGTTGTTTCCTCAACATTATTCTCGGTAATCATTTTCTGTAACTGAAGCCGCTGTTTTTTATCCATTATAGTTCTATTGTTTATTCAATTATTTAACTATTTATTTTCTTTCAATATATTAATGAGCACCTCTCCTACTGATAGTACACCAGCTACCACACCTAAAGCATCGGCATCCGATACGACGCCAACCAGTAAGCCGCCAGCAATTCCCACATTTACACCTCCCGCCATCAAGCACTTCCAATCACCGCATAGTGGATCTCCTGAAGATCAAGCTTTTGCGCGTATTCAAGCGCGTAACGCAAAACAAATAGCATTAAACAATGCCCATAAAGGCGGTGGGCGTCATCGCCGACGTAGACGTCGTAGGTATCAGCGCGGCGGCGCAGAAATAACACCGCCTGAAGCCGGCGGAACAGCAAATGATGAAATTGTCGTGCCGCAATCTAATACCGGCGTTCATGTTGCCGGACCAGAAAATGGAAATTCCGCATCCGTGGTCGGAAATACCACTTTAGCAAAAGGAACTATGGCATCACAATATGATAGTGAAGTAGAATTTACACCTACCCCCGGGTATGCAGGAAGTACGCAGGCGGCCAAAACTGCGACCGCCCAAGGCGAAACAGCTACTCCACCCAAAAGCGGGCAAACTGGAGGGCGCCGCCGCCGAGGCGCGCCATTACCTACATATGCAGAAATGTTGCGTGATAATCCTTGGATGTTAAGACCAGATATGATTAAACAAACTCGGAAGATGTATCCAGAAATGTTTCATGCAAAAGCACGTCATCACAGAATGGTATATAGAAAACGCAAGCGGACAAAAAAACGCAAGAAGCGTAAAAAACGTAAACGCAAAACTCGCCACAGACGTCGTAAACGTAACAAGCGTGGAGGTTGCACCGCTTTCTGCCTTTCCGGAGGACGCAGACGCAGACGCAGAACAAACAAAAAAAAAAGAACCCGTAAAAAATATAATACACGAAAATATTAATAATTTAGTTAATTGAAGATCACGCCTATATATTATATTACATTATAATATAATGTCTTGGAAAGAATTAGTACCAACGGAGGGGAAATATACAAAAGCTGACTTTGAAATCCTAATAGGTAAACGCGTAAAAATAACCGCGGAAGATTGGACAGGCAAAACCCACACGTACGACGAATTTGTTGATAGTGTACATGTTGATGATGGCGACGGCAAGGGTGACGGCGTTTGGTTACGTACCCGAAAAAGCGAACCCAGTTATCATATTGTTCGATTGGCGAACATAAATAAAGTGTGGAAACATGCGACCAAGGGCGGGAAGAGGAGAAGAAAAACAAAACGCAAAACGCGTAGAAGAAAAAGGACGCGCCGCGGCGGCGTGGGTTTAGCGCTTGCCGCACGTTGGAATCGTGCTTATGATTGGATGCTTTTTTATGCCTGCGCTTTAATGGACACTGACAAAATTAGACAGGCACTCGCAGCAGGTGCAGATCCTAACTGGGTATTTACATATGATAAAGCAAAACCTTATACATTTGGAGGAAGATTATGGAAAACTATGAAAACTATACGAGATCATGCTACTCATTTCGATCCACAAGCAGCCGCGATGGCTCACACTGGAAGCTGGGAAGCACCAACATTAGAAAAAGACGCAGGTGCAGTAAATCATTCGTGGATAATAGCCGAGCAAACCGGTTCACACCATCTACACAGGAGAGCGGGTGAGCGACGCATATCAGTTTGTGAAGGTGATACAGCCACGATGGTCCTATTGAAACAGGGCTGGGATGGTGCCGCCGCGCTCGCGGGTCCAATGCCGCCACCACGTGGTCCAAATGCGAACCTGCCAGCATGGGCGCGATGGAACGCGCGAAGGCGTGCAATTCAACGTCGCGACACAGCACCCTTGTTCATAGAATTGGTCAGGAAGGGAGCGGTAGGCAACATCATAAATGCTTGTGGTGAATCAGTTTGTAGCTTGCCCGCAATTGATTACTCTATTCATGGAGTCCGAAGTGATGGGAGTAGTAGAATGATTGATCAGATCTTTCAAGACGCGGTGGTACGCGCGGGCATCAGTCGCCGAGAAGCGCAACAATTCTGTCCGGGCTGGGCGGCGGCGGGTTCAGGAGCCGCAACAGCGCCGCTGGCTAAATCAGTGGCTGAAACGGCACTGCAACGCGGGCGCGCAAAGGCTGCGATGCAAGCAGCCGCATTTGGTGATCCTAATATTCACAGACATATTACCAAATTCTTAGGAGACGCCGCACAAAAAAAATTTACATTGCGCAGGACGCCGGACGACGACGACACGGACGACGACGACACGGACGACGAGTAAACGCTCGAACAAACAGAAAAAAAAAGAACCCGTAAAAAATATAATACACGCAAGTATCGTTTACTCAACCGCCGCGCCGTCTGGTGAACCTCCATCTGAGTCGCCATCCGAATCACCATCCGAATCATCATCTGATTCCTCTATGCCCATACCATCAATATGCTTTCTTAGTATGGTCTGCCAAGTGTTTGTCGGCTCCCAAGGGTTCCACCTCTCATAAATATTATTAATACATTTACAAAGTGCGCAAGCACACTCACTTTCCTTAAACTCTACCGCCTCATCCGCGTCGTCGCCCTCATCTGCGCCGTCTTCCTCCGCTTCATCGCCACTCGCATCCTCGTCACCCTCATCATCCGAATCACCATAAAATATCTGTCGTCTAATTTCCTCTGTCTCTTCTTGAATCCCAGGTCTCTTCATGAACATAAAGACCTCCAGCATCATCGCGCGTTTTATATCCTCTAAAGTCACCACGCACCGCTTTCCATGCTTTACATAAATACAAGCGCTCCGCACCGCTTTGTCGGTAAAAGCTGTTACCATCGCAACAATCCGTTGCTTATCGCCTTCGCTATCATCCACAAGATCATGCCCTGTCTTCATTACAATGTTTTTATTATCCATCCTTAATTATTATAATATATATTTTTTAAATTCAATTTTAGCATTCGTTTAAAAAAATCCAAAAAACTAACTCATTATATTAATGAGTTGGTTTTCACGTCTAGCAGGTTCAGTATCTAAATCAATCTTCGCCGATTCGGGAGAGAATAAATTCTTACCACAAGCCCCAACAATTATGGCCGCGGATAGCAAGTGGTACAATTCCGCGCAAATTCAGAGAGAAGATGTTCTAAATCGTATAGTTAAAGACGTCCGATCAAGCACTGATCTGTATTCATGTATTAATGTATATGAAATTGCCGACACAATAGTTGGTAATACATACTTAGGAAATTATGGCGCATATTTAAGGGAACTACATAAAGATCTAGTAGAAGAGACGAGAGAATGCGCGATGGAGTTGCACTATGAAAGGCATAAAAATAATATGCGCATATTCTTTTTAATCACACGGCTTAAAATACGCCTTCATTCAAAGCTCACACATTTACGCAATAAAAAAGTAAAGATTCAATATAATGCACCCGATGATTCAATACTAAAAGAGGTTGAACTTTAAAATTGAAATAAACATAATTTATTATTTACTATAATAAACTATGGACGTATCATGTCGTCTCTATGACTTTAATGTATTCAACGATGAAGCAAAAATAACAGATGAGGGCCGGCAACCTAAAAAATTTATTATACAAATGTTTGGAAAAGATGTTCAAGGCAAAACATATAGTATCTTTGTCAGAAATTTTAAACCTTTCTTCTACGTGAAGGTGCCCGAAGATAAGCAATGGCATAGATATAATATGAATGCATTTGTCAAGGCATTAAAGACAAAATGTGGTGATGGAATTGCAAGTGTCGAACTCATCGATAGAAAAAAACTATATGGATTTGATGGAGGAAAACAACATCAATTTGTAAAGTTAAGTTTCCCAAATACGACCATTATGAATAGGGTCAAAAAAATGTGGTATAATATGATCGATGATGAGCATAGTCGGTGGGGCAAACGCCGCGTACTCAAACGCGAAGGATACCGCGGTACGAAAATCTACGAGTCTAATATACCTCCACTTCTGAGATATTTCCATATACAAAATATCAGTCCATCAGGCTGGATTGGCTTTGAGAGGCAACAAGCTCACGTCGCTAGAGTAAAAAAAACTACATGTGATCATGAATTTAGTATTAATTTTGATAAAATATCTTCCATAAGTGAAGAAGCGCCCATACCTTTGGTGATGTGTAGCTTTGATATTGAAGCTAGCAGCAGTCATGGAGACTTTCCACTACCTAAGAAAAGCTACAAAAAAGTTGTAATGGATATCTTAGATTATTGGGATAATCATGAGATGATTGATGAAGATGAGGACATGCAACAATCAATGCTAAGACGTATCATCTTGACAGCATTTGAAATGGATGATTTGGTAGGAATTCATAAAGTCTTTCCCAAACACCCGCGCCGCATAAATTATAAATATATTAACAGCAGAATTGATAAATGGCTGAAAGAGCCGGTTAAACACCTTATTAAAGGTGTGCGCATCGAAAAAATTATTTTGGAGACAGAAGAGAGCAAAGCCAGCAAATGGGCTCGCCCCGCTTTCTGGCGCTCAAAACCACGCGTAAAAGATACAATTCTTGATATTCTTAATAATACAAAATACGATCGAGGCGATAAACTCGAGGATATTGATAAAACATTAGTGCAAGGTTTTCCACCTCTGGAAGGAGACAAGGTCACATTTATTGGTTCAACTTTTACGCGAGTAGGTGAAAAGGAGCCATATTTGAAACATTGCATAGTTCTGGATACCTGTGATGATGTTGAGGGTATAGCGATAGAATCATATGTAAAGGAAAAACATGTCTTATTAGCATGGCGTGACTTATTGAAGCGTGAGAAGCCGGATATCATTCTAGGATATAATATTTTTGGTTTTGATTACCCATTCATGATAGCTAGGGCAGAGGAGCTGGATTGCAAGGAAGAATTCGTAAAAATATCAAAGAACATTGATGAAGTTTGTAATATTAAAAAGACAAGTATTAAAATTGCGAGTGGTGTGCATGAGTTGACGTATATAGAGGCTCCGGGGTTGGTGCCCCTTGATCTGTATAACTATTTTCGTCGTGAAGTAAATCTTCCATCATATAAGTTAGATAATGTAGCATCGCATTTTATTGGTGATATGATAAAGGAGTATACACACGAAGAAAATGTAACTACATTTAAAAGCAAAAATTTACTTGGTTTACAAGATAGAAATTATGTTCGCTTTGAAGAAATAGGAAATTCAACTGAATATTATGCTGATGGAAAGAAATTTCGCGTGTTTGATGTAAATCTAGAGCGCGGCGAGTTCAAGATAGCGGGCGATATTCAGCCAAATCAAGATAAAAAAATTCGGTGGTCGTTAGCAAAGGATGATGTATCGCCACAGGATATCTTTCGATTGTCGAATGGAACATCAGCTGATCGCGCTGTTGTCGGAACATATTGTGTTATGGATTGCATATTAACTCAATTATTAACAGAAAAAAATGATGTAATTACAGGATTTGTAGAGATGGCAAGTATTTGTAGTGTACCAATCAGCTTTATTATTATGCGCGGACAAGGTATTAAACTTCTAAGTTTTATTGCAAAAAAATGCCGAGAACAAGGGATTTTAATGCCGGATATTCCAAAGGGGAAAGCGGATGAGAGTTATGAAGGTGCAATCTGTTTACCGCCAAAATGTAATCTATATATTGACAAGCCGGTAGCGTGTGTTGATTATAGTTCACTATATCCATCATCTATGATCAGTGAAAATCTATCGCATGATAGTAAGGTTTGGACGAAGGAGTATGATCTTGAAGGTAATTTACTAATAGAAACAGGATCCGATGAGTTTGATAATCTTGAAGGCTATGAATATGTAGATATTGAGTATGACACATATCGCTGGATTCGGAAACGGAAGGGGGGTGCTGAAATTAAAACGAAAGTGGGAACTAAAATATGTAGATTTGCGCAATACCCTGATAATAAGCTTGGGGTAATGCCGGCCATTCTTGTTGAACTACTAGAAGCAAGAAAAGCAACGCGTAAATTAATTAAGTACAAGACCTTAACAACTAAGGATGGAGAAACATATACAGGATTATTATCATCAGATGACGATAACCATTTCATCTTGCAAAAGAGTGGTGAAAGAAGTACTATTGCGAAGGAGAATTGTAGTAGCATTGAGGATACATATAATGATTTTATGAAGAATATTTTCGATAAAAGGCAGTTGGGATATAAAATCACAGCTAACTCTGTGTATGGTGCATGTGGTGCAAAGACTAGTGCCTTCTATGAGATAGATGTTGCGGCAAGCACGACAGCGACAGGACGAAAACTTCTTATTTATGCTAAGAATGTGATAGAACGGGTATATCATAATCGCGAGTGTGATACGAAGGATTACGGCAAGGTATTGGTTAATGCTGAAGTTATTTATGGGGATACGGATAGTTGCTTCTTTACCTTTAATTTAAGTGATCTTCAGAAACAGCCTATAACTGGAAAAAAGGCACTAATAATAACGATTGAATTAGCACAAGAGGTTGGTAAATTAGCTAGTTCGATGTTAAAGGCACCACATGATCTTGAATATGAGAAGACTATTATGCCGTGGGCTTTATTATCTAAGAAGCGTTATGTGGGGATGCAATATGAATTCGATCCAAATAAATGTAAGCGGAAGAGCATGGGGATTGTTCTGAAGCGACGGGACAATGCGCCAATTGTGAAGGAGATTTATGGTGGGATCATTGATATTCTAATGAAAAATGGTGATGTTAATAAAGCTATTGAATTTACACGTGCATTCATTAATGATATGATTGATGAAAAATTCCCAATGCGGAAGCTTATCATCACAAAATCTTTGCGTGGTTTTTATAAAAATCCTAAGACGATTGCGCATAAGGTCTTAGCAGAGCGGATGGGTAAACGAGATCCGGGCACGAAACCTAGTATAGGTTCGCGGGTACCTTTTGCATATGTACAAACCAAAGGTAAGGTAAAATTGCAGGGTGAAAGGATTGAGCATCCAAATTTTATCAAGGCGAATAACTTGAAATTGGATTATGTATTTTATATAACAAATCAAATTATGAAACCTATTATGCAGATATTTGCGTTGCCGGCAGTGATGGACAACATACCTAAATTTCAAAGAAGAAAGCGCCGGTTTTATACTGAACTTGAAACATTGAAGCAGCAGGTTTCAGAAGAGGAATATCTGAAAAAGGCGATTAAGAAGCGTAACAAAGAAGTTGAGTTATTGATATTTGCGGACTTGCTTGTGAAAGCAAATAATATTAAAAATGGGCATCAGAGTATAAAATCCTTCTTTTCGCAAATATAGATTTAAAATTAATATTTTTTAAATATATATGTCTCATAAGAAATTTCCACCACAATTTATATGCCCTCAAGGTGGCTGTCCTGAGCCGCCGCAAGTTATAATCAAACATAGTACTTCTATTAAAATGCGACAGGCGCAAATGTTGAAGAAATATGGTTTTTTTACACCGAGTAACAAACATACGGCTAACTTACCAGGTACGCGGCGGCAACATAATAGGAAGACTAACGAACAACGTCAACAGCAGCCTATCTGGCCATGTGGAAGTGATCCTGCAGCTGTAATGGGTGGAGGATCAGGTGGCGCTGCTCACATAATTGGCGGAAATAGTGGTAAATTATGCAAGTCATGTAATTGATAAGGGAAATGTATATTCAAGATATAATAATGAATTACCAGAAGCATCCATATTGTGTGTTTGCCCCGACGTATCAACAATGCTATTATTGGAAGAATCTCTAAAATCAAATAAACGTTGCAGAGTATTGCGTAAGTTGACCGGATCTGCTGGCGCCGCGCGTCTCTCTGCTGGCGCCGCGCGTCTCTCTGCTGTTCTAGACGGACTGGTATTAATATCGTGACGGCAGACAGGGCACTCGGAGCTGGTGCGGAACCATTCTCTCAGTGCGCTTTCTAGAAAAATGTGTCCACACTGATCTATCTTCATTACACTATCTGATACATCGAATAAAGTTTGGCGAATAGGGCACAGAACATAGTTTGTCGATAGGTCCACGTAACTGCAGACCGAAGTAGAAGTTCTTATTACCTCATTCGTCGGCGGGCGAACACCAGAAAAGGTGCGGCGATATAGTGTGGATGCTCGCCGATTAGTTTGCGAAGAACGTGTTGACCTCCTCGTTGAGCTATCTGCCCGATGCCGCCGATTCACCCCAAAGCTTCTCTCGCTAAGAGGGCTCCCCAATCCGAGCCCTGCGAGACTAAGAGGTCGTCGAATTGGAGCCGGATTTAAAGACGCTAAAGCTGTATGATGATTAACCACATCAGTAACACTTAGACGGAGATGATTAAGTAATTGAATCGAAGCTGCTATATTATTATTAACATCAGCAGCGAAGTTGAGATATTGGCCAATCACGTTAGTTGTATTTCTATTTCTATTCATTACACTATGAATAGAAAAGTGTTTAATATAAAACAATATTAAACACAGAATATTATGTAAGTTTAATGGAGAAAGAATTCTCAAAATATAAGGAGAAGGGGTTAACAGGGTTAGCTAATCTAGGTAATACATGCTTTATGAATTCGGCATTACAATGCTTGGCACATACACAACTACTAAATAATTTCCTTGATAACAAAGATTATAAAAAGAAATTAAATAGGAAACCAGAGTCGCTGATTCTTGTAGAGTGGGATAATTTACGAGAGATGATGTGGAGTGAGAATTGTGTTATCTCTCCGGGTGGTTTTTTGGCAGCCCTACAGAAAGTCGCTCGTATAAAAGATAAGGCTATATTTACTGGGTTTGCTCAGAATGATCTTCCAGAATTTCTTGGTTTTATCATTGATTGTTTTCATACTGCTATTTCGCGTGAAGTTCTTATGAATATTAAGGGCGAAGCCCAGAATAAGACAGATAAATTAGCATCAAAATGTTTTACAATGATGAAAAATATGTATAAGAAAGAATATTCAGAATTTCTCACAATGTTTTTTGGAATAAGCATTTCACAAATATCATCGTTGGAAGGAAAATTATATGGTACAACTCCTGAACCTTTTTTCATGCTCGATGCTCCTATTCCGCAAATTAAGGCGCCAACACTTGCTAGTTGTATAAAATTATATGCTGAAAATGAGAAACTAGATGAGTCTAATAAATATTATAATGAAAAAACGAAACAGCATGAAATTGCTTACAAGAAAATGAATTTTTTCAGTTTACCAAATGTATTGATTATAAATTTGAAACGTTTTTCGAATAATATGCGAAAAAACAAGGTTTATGTTGACTTTCCTTTAGAAGATTTCGATGTCTCAAGCTTTATTCAAGGATACAATAAGAGATCATACGTGTATGATTTATACGCTATATGTCAACACTCGGGAAATGTGCTGGGAGGTCATTATACAGCATGCGTTAAGAATTATGATGATAAATGGTATTTATTCAATGATACCTCTGTCTCGAAAATACCCATAGATAAATTAAAGAATAATAAAGCGTATTGCTTTTTCTATCGCAAAAAAAAACCCACTAAATAGTATATAAGCATGAATATTTTTCCAGGACAAACATTGCCGCAATTCTATGATTCTTTTAATCGGCGATTCGCAATTGATAATCCATTTATATTGGTAACACTAACCCTAATCATGATTGTCTATTATATAATATTTAAGTATTTAGGAGTAACAAAAGCTGCTGAAGGACCACCTGTGGAAGCAGGCGGCATAAAAATGATTGAAATTCTAATGTGGGCACTATTTATTTTTCTTATTCTCATTAATGGTTTACAATACTTTTTTTCACTTGATATAAAGGCGACAATTAAGAATCTTTTCGCGCCAGTTCCGGAAGTGGAGGTAAAGATTGAGGATAAGAAGGGAAAATTACCTGTAGTGCCAGAGATAATGATAGAGAAACAAGTATTCAATATCCCACACCAAGGCTACGGATATGATGACGCGAAGGCTTTATGTTCAGCATATGGCGGTCGTTTGGCAAACTACAATGATATAGAAAAGGCTTACCAGCGCGGCGCTGAATGGTGCAACTATGGTTGGTCAGAGGGGCAGATGATATTCTATCCCACGCAACCCGCAACATATGAAAAATACAAACATACCAAAGGGCGGCAACACGTTTGTGGTCGTCCAGGGATTAATGGGGGATATTTTAAGGATAAGAAGCAACTTTTTGGGGTAAATTGTTATGGATTTAGACCTGAAATTACGCCTGAAGAGCAAGCAAATCTTGGCGCCGATAATGTCCCGTTAACAGATGCAGAAATTAAATTTAATGAACAGGTAAAGGAATTTAGGAATAATTTATCCAAGGTTCGCGTTTCTTCCTTCAACAATAATCGTTGGAGTCAAATATAATTTTCATAAAAGATATTTAATGAAAATTATTTACGTCTAGATTTCCTTTTCTTAGCCCGCCCCCGCCTATTTTTACGTGTTCCTTTCGACGACTTTGTAACATTGACGAGATCAACTAGCTTTGAATATAAATTATTATCAAGATATTTATGCTTGCCCTCCTCTATATCCTCAGGAAATAGTTGCATACCATGATGCTTATCAATTGCAATCCTTTGCAAAAAAACCAGTCCAGCTGGTATTGCTAAATCACGCAGAGGATCCCCGCCACCGATTTGCCCCCCACTACCAAAAATGGCCGGCACACCTGCCTTCATAAAGGCATTTTTTATCATATAACCGCCGCTGCAAACATTATTATCCGCATCACGATAATATACCATATCATCAGTGTCCATATACTCTAATTGTAGATTTATTTAATATTTAAATGAATTAGTTATTAACTAAGCAATTTAGACGTAAGTGCTAATAACATTGCACTAGCATGCAATACGATTGGATAGGCTACTTAGCTGGATTTTTCTATATTATATGTTACATTCCACAAATCTATACCCTTCGCAACGGCGAAACGAATAAACTTAACATTTACATGATAATATTACAACTATTAGGTGCAATTGGAATGACCATTTATGCAGTCCTAAATAATCTTTATCCTATTATTGTGCTTAATACAGCATCAACACTCTGTCTACTTAGCATCACCTACTATGCATATGCAAAGAAAGACTAAAGAGAATTTTATTTATGAGTTTTGGTTTTCCAATCAAACTTTTTCAAAGCGCGCGCCGGCGCATTAAAAATTTTTCTTTCTACTTTCGGCTTATTCTCTAAATAATATGCCACACAAGATCTCGCCCAGTCTGGATTCTTATAAAATATATCAAGATTGTAGTCTTTGTGAATATGTTGATAAATTAAACCTTCAAGGGCACCACCATTTGAATTATCTCTAAAAGCAAAAATACTCGCCTGATGTCTTTTACAAAATTCACGCTCAATAGCATAAAAAGCATTAATATCTTTTCCCGCACCATCCATAAAATCTTGTAAATGTTCATTTTTTAATATTTTTTGTGTAGGAAGATAATCCCAAAAATGTTTAAATGTATATTCCTTTTTCAATGTTTCAATAAACTTTTCTTGTTCATCTTCCTCCTCCTCTGCTGAATCAAGGTCGCGTACTGCAAAATAACTAATATCCATCAGTAATTATCTGAGTGAGTATATACATACCTAAGTATATCCTCTCTAAACTGGTTTAGATCATGTATTTGGTAGGCATTGTCTTCCAGTATCGTTTCAATTGTCTCTAAAAAAAAGTTAACATAATCTTCATGCGTAATTATTTTACCAGAAGCATTCTTCAAAGGTCCATTTGTATCACAGAGCGGTTTGTTAAGCCATGTGTATACATCAGGTCTATAAGCAATAGTCTTCTTACGAATATTATTTGTCCACATCTAAAATCTAGTGTTGAGATATTTTTAATTTGATTTGTGATACATTCTTTTGATATCAGGAAAGCGTTTTACCGGTCGTTGCTCCTTTATATATGTCATAATCAAGTTGACTTGTTCTTCATTGCCTATACATTCTTGTAGACACCGCGTAATAAATTTTAGTGTTAAAGGGGCGGATTGTTTTGTTTCATGAAAACGTAATTTTCCATCGGATATTTGAATGGTTGCAGTTCCTAAACCTTGCTCATCGGCGTAAGATAGTAAATTATCAGCTAATGTTGAACGCGTTGTGCGAAGAGCGCGAATTTTCTCTAAATGTAGCCTGATCTGATTATCAGTTTGAACCCAACGTTTAATATCCTCCTTAAAATCCATATATGATATAATTGAAAATAAATTTACAATAATATCATAATTATTTACACTTAGTGGCGGCGGTTGCTGCGGTGGCGGCGGTTGCTGCGGTGGCGGCGGTTGCTGCGGTGGCGGCGGTTGCTCCGGCGGTTGCTCCGGCGGTTGCTGCGGCGGTTGCCACCCTTGCGGTGGTGGCGGTGCTTGCGCTTGTGCTGCATGTGCTTCTGGGCGCGGTAAAGCGCGTACGGGACGAGGGCGCGGCGCAATTCAGCTACGAAACCTCCACGGCGGTGGCGGCGGCTACTGCGGCGGCGGTGGCGGCGGCTTCCACCGCGGTGACGCAAGCTCATGCGGTGACGGCGGTTGTGGCGAGTGCGGCAATAGCTCTTGCGCTTGCCACGGCGGGTCTTCTTGCAATGTTTTCTGAGAGCAGCGGTCGAACGGCATTTGCGGCCTTTGCCGGCGCAACGGGATCTATGGCGTCTAGTGGTCATTATATATATAACAAATATTTTATCTAGACAAGCATGTAAAATTAATCTAAATTATAAATTAATTTCACCTAAATCACTTTTTCCTAAAATTTAGCGGCGGCGGCGCCGGCGGGTATTACGCGCCTTGCGGCAGAAACGCCATTTTGATCCTGTTGCCCATTTGCAATTGGACATGGAACGGCAGACAGCCGGACCCTTCTTGTGGCATGGTGATGCGCGGCGGTGACGGCGGTAACTGCGGGCGGCACTACGCGTCCGGCGGCGATGGGTGCGCGTATGCACCCCTCCGCGCCGGCTGCGGCGGCTGCGGCGGCGGCGGTGACGATGGCGGCGGCTATGATGTGTCATTATATAATTAAGAGAGAAAATTCAAATCATAGTCTTTGATGTAAATTTATTACGAAGAAGTAGAATAAAAATGCCTAAAATTAATAAAAAACTAATAAATACAAAAGTGATAGAAAGATAAATATAAGGTGTGATCTCATGTAGTAACATATCAATTACTGGACGCATTAGAGATTTAAGTTCATGCTTTACATCATCTCGTTTCAAAAGTGTAAGACATTGTTGTATAATCGTCTCTTTTATCGTATCCATATCTTCAATACTAATATTATTTTACCTTTTATTTTGCGTGGTAATACCCACATAATTTTCTTTGATTGATTTATATCCATATGACAAAAATATACGATGCTAACCAGAGCTATCCATTCGAACAATTATCTTTAGCAAATCCGCACGGCATCCAAGGGGGAGCATTTTTTTCAAAATTATTATTAAATGAGGAACACCCCTGTCTATTCCAAACGCCTAAATGCTTTACAAAAAATGGTATTGTGCGAACTGGAAAAAAAACGTATTGCGATCTTGTAATTTTACCAACAAATGATACATTTTTAAATTTTCTCCAAGAGTTTGAAAAAAGGATTCAGCATCTTATTTACGAAAAACGTAATATTTGGTTCCATAATGAAATGGAAATGGAAAATATTGAATATTTCTTTAATCCTGTTCTACGCACTTATAAGAAAAAATACTTAATTAGGGCGTATGTGCAACAACCAAAACATATTAAAAATCTAAAATCAATACAGATTTACGACGAAAATGAAAATGTATTATCATTAAATGATGTTACTAAGGAAAATAAGATTATTTCTATTGTAGAAGGTTTAGGCATAAAATTCACCTCCTCAAGCTTTCATCTAGAGCTTTGTTTGCGGCAGGTTATGGTGTTGGAAGATAAACCACTATTTGAAAAATGTTTGATCCAAACAGCAAGAACACCCTTTATTACTGAACACCCAATTATCCCACTTATTGCAAAAAATACAAATGAAAAAAGTATCGATTTGACTAAGAAAGACAATAGTGAACAATCAGATGTTGACACGAGTGATTGTAAATTAAATTTAGAAAAGTCAGATACAAAAGAGGGGACCAAGGAAGAAGCAGAAGAGACACAAGAATTGGGTGGCGGAAATGATATTGGTGCTACCGAAAATTCTACTCTAGACAATGAAAATATTGAACTTGATATTGGTGAAAAAGAAGAATATATTAGTGAAGAAGAAGGAGATGTCGCAACCGACACGGAAGAGGAGGCGGAAGAGGAGGCGGAAGATAAGACAGAAGGAAAACAGGAAGAAGTGGCGGCGATGGCGAAAAAGGAGAAAGAACCAGAAAAAGCTGCAGAAACACCTCTGCAGCCCATTAAAGAGGAAGGGACTTGAGAAAAAAAGAATACTTTATGCGAGATAAAGCTTGAATTACCCCCTGACGAAAATCCTATTCATCTTAAAAAACCGATAGAAGTATATCGTGAAATCTATTCACATGCACTTCAAAAGGCAAGAGTGGCGCGGAAGCAGTATATACACGCTTTTTTAGAAGCAAAAAAAATCAAGAACGCATTCCTATCCTCAGAAATAGAAGACTCAGATGATGATTTAGATAATTTTGAAGAGATATTAGAGTAAAGACATTTCTTTTAGCAATATTAAATGATATTAATGAAAAAAATATTTTATCATTTAATTTTATAATGTCTCTCAACAAAATGATAAAAAAAATTACGACATCCCATGTAATTCTAGGATTGGCGGCTTTGGCGATATTATACGCTTTAACCAATTACTCCGGTGCGAAGGGCGGCAGTCTTGATGCTATGACCGCCAGCCAAGCCACATATCTTCCATATGAGAAAAGAAAGCCTGACGTTTCGGCTACCGGTCCCGCCTCATGCTGCGTGAACCAAGGTGGAAAACCACAGCCATCGCGTCCTTTAGGACAGAATGAGGTTTTCGCAGGCGCAAAAGGATCCAAGACTAATACCTATGGATTGCCACCTAGCTGCGCGCGCCAACCGGTCGTTAACCCAAGAGACCTGTTGCCAAAAGATAGCAACTCCGAATGGGGCAGATTAAACCCACAAGGCGAGGGTGCCCTTCAGAACGTCAACCTCCTCCAAGCCGGACACCACATCGGTATCAACACTGTTGGACAGAGCCTCCGCAACGCCAATCTCCAAGTTCGCTCAGAACCACCGAACCCGCAAATGGCAGTCGGACCATGGAATAATTCCACAATCTCCCCAGATCTCTCCCGCCGCCCACTTGAGATCGGATGCGGACCTCGGTAAATTAAAGCATATTCATATTTTAAAAATTATAAATTATGAATTTTATAGGCCTACTATATATGGAAAGACTAGATTGGTTTTCATATTTATTAATTATTTTTATAGCTGGCGTCGCTCTCAAAATATATTCAGAAGCCGAAATGTTTCATCTTAAATGTATTGTGTCAGATGTAGACGGGAATAAGTATTGTGTTCGCGAGAGAAATAAACTCCAACTGGCCGCTGATCTGTTAGCCCGAGTTACAACTAAACTCAAAAAACTTGTTGCACAAATGAAGAAGTTATACCCTGAACGAGAGAACGTACAGCGACTAGTCAAAAATTTTAATCCAAAAAAAGTAAGCGAAATATTACCAACTAGCTCATATACCGCATATTCAGAAAACAAAGGCGAAAAATTGGCTTTTTGTGTAACGACCACAAAAAAAGGCAATAAATTAATTGATGAAAATACACTTACATTTGTTGCAATTCATGAAATCGCCCATACAATGACCAAGTCTATTGGACATAAACCCGAATTTTGGCGTAATTTTAAATTTTTACTGCAAGAAGCCGTTAAAATGGGTCTCTATCACCCCGAAGACTATAAAAAACAAAACAAACACTATTGTGGCATGGATATCACTGATAATCCATACTTTGATGTTAACTAAAAAATTATACACCTGAAACATTCTTTCTCATTATCATCAAATAATTGCAAAGCGCGGCGATGCGATAGTCAGTTATAACAAATCGGAAGGGTAATGTATAGCTTTTTACTTTTCTTATTACCCGTCCCCAATCTCTCCGTCTCACCCACTGTTGCCTGATATCCCGTATCAGAAAACAATTCGCGAAATGCCTTCTCATAGTGCTTCGCATAAGTCGTATCAGATAATTCATAAATTTCCTGTTTCCCAGATTTATATTGTCCTACTAATGCACGAAAATTCTCCTTAAGCTGCCCGTGAAACTTTTCCTTTTCCTCTTCCCATTTAGCATCATAAACACGCCGTAATTCCTCCCAACAAGGGATATTAAAAGTATTTGCATCATTTTCCAAAAGAGCTTGCTGATCCATATTATGCTAAAGCGAGAGAAAAATAAATTAATTCCTAAATTTTGGTGTCATATGTTCAGACCTGTTGGCATAAAAGTGCTAGGAGAAGAAGAAGGACGCGGCGACACCATCGATCCCTTGAATTCATGATATTTTGGCATGGGGCGCCGGCGATATAATTCAAAGCGCAAATCGATATTACGTTCTTTCAACCTCATTCGCGAAGCGAGTCCAAATGAAGGCGGAATGTTAGGAAAATACGTGTCACAGGGAACATCAATATCTATATTTGTCAAATAAATTGAATGCAGCAAAGGATCTGGTAAAAATTGCTGATATACATTTGCACCACCCGCAATCCATACATCCTTATATCGTTTTTCTTCGCAAAATTTATGCAACGAAGGTACGCTGTTAAAATAATATACATTATCAATGTACGTTTTCGTATCTATATTATTGGTTAGAACCAATGTATCCCTTTTAGGCAGGCAGGGGAGGCTCTTATATGTGCTATTACCAACAACAACCGCATTATTACCATTGCCAATGGTTAAGTCCTTAAAATATTGTAAATCTTTTTTAAATCTCCAAGGTAATGTACCACCCAAACCAATTCCTCGATTACGACAACAAGCTGCAATAATATTTATCATCTTCTATATAAATAATATCTCAGAAATATTTATATATATGTTACCATTTCTTAAAATTTGGCATAAAATAGGAGTCCATGAATTCAAACATATCTATATATTTTTAAATACCGACTGGAATAAGGGTCATGATATTACATTAGAAGGACTTCAAAATGCCGTCGAGCATAAGGAAAAAACAATCCTCACTACATTTCTGCATTTCACAGAACCCGAATTACATACAATACAAAGCCAAGATATCCCAGTTAGTATCATAGACTACCCAATCCACTTTGATGATACCATCGATACACTAAAACGAAAAATTATAGAAAAAACCAATCTTAAAATAGCCTTCCCAGAAATATACTTATTCGCTATCCAAAAAGTAAAATTAAATCCAGATGTCATCTACACACACCTCACACAAGACGGAGAGTTAATATTAACTAGAGCACGCCTTTTACAATACCTTCAAAATTTTGTTTCCTTTAATATAGACTCGTTTCACTCTCTTGAAGATCAAGAATTTACAAAAGCCGATATTCTACCCTTTACCGAAAAAATCGAAGACCTTAAATACACTTTGGGACAAAAATTCGTTATCCAAAAAAATTACCCATTTACAACAGACCCCTTTGATAAACTATTTATTGATCAAATACTTATAGATCATGCCAAAGAAATCACATCAACGGAAAATTCCAAATTACTTTTGCAATACCCCGCACCTATTGACTTTAATATATACATGTGCACGGCAAAAGAAGTGCTGCAATTTACAAAAAAGAAGGGTGTATCAGAAGATATTGTTACTCAACTATATTTCCCATTACTTGCCGTTAAAGATATAACTAACCTTTCCACTCTTAAAGAAAAAAAACAAGAACTACTAGAAACGAATAAGCAACTATTAGATAAAAACTTTCAAAAATATACTACTGATATTAATTTCTTCTACTCTACCTTTAATAACTCCCAAATACCTGTTTTCCCAATAACACAAGGAATTAAATTCATAAACTTTATAATACACCCCCTTAGTTCTATCAACTTACCACTAGACATTATCTTTAAACTAATCCATGCTACTCATCAAATACCATTCATTAAGATTAATAGAGGAAAACGAAGAGATAATATTTATCGCCTATATGCCCCCACGCATTCAGAAACTGGACAAAAAATCCCCTTTCTTCCAAAGTCGGAAATCCTAAAATTCAAAAAACTCATAGGTATTCAAAAAAGCGTCTCCATGGCTATCAAAACACATACTAATAATTACATTTTTATCGAATTTTTCGATAATGGAGATCTACGGGTCAAATTTGAAGTTACAACAATACAAGATAATAGCGAAATCGAAAATATAATTAGACAGAATATAAATCCTATACTGGAAGAAATTCAAAAATATATGGCGCAAAGCGGGTATGTATACATAAAATTCAATAATTTACAAGAAACAAATATAGAAATTATAGATATGGTTTACCAATATTCAATAGCCGCCGGAAAAAAAGCACTAACTAAGACACTAACTTCTTTCAAAGATTGCATCGTTAGCGTTTTTAATATCGTTGCAGATAAAACGTCTATTGAACTTCAATTCAAAAGAGTGGCCTATTTTAATGAAATGGATAGCATCGATGCCTTTATCACAACACTCATAAAAAAAGATACACCCGCTGCCAACATTATTCAACAACTTAAAATCAATTACCAATTAGACGAAGAAGCCGCGCAACTAAAATACCTTACCTGGATGGATGAAAAACAGGTAGAACGCGGACGATTCGAGAATAAAAAAATTAAAATTCTTAATAACCCCGGCTTCCCATGCTATTTTACATTCGAGGATGATAGTGTTACAATCTCAATCACCGAGATCGATAATATATACTACCTACAAACTATACCCATCTATATCAATACACTCATAAGACTCTCCCAATATAAAAAAATCCTTAAAGGAGCACCACAAAAAGCATTCACAAAAATAATTAAAAGTATTTGTAATAAAAAAACAGGAGAAGTGCAACAGGTCTTCAGCGATATCAAGGCTGTGGCAGAAAAAGACATTAATGAACAAGATGGGTCACTAGCCTTTGTAGCTGGAGAAATTGTTTTTGAAGATAGTGTTGATGATGATATGTTATCTATGTTCGGCGGCGATGATGACGATGATGACGCCGAATATAGTGATGAGGAAGATGAAGACGACGAAGATGATCAAGGTGCCTTCGCAATACCTGCATCGCCAGATGCACCCGCGGCGGCACCTCCACCAGCAAAATCTGACTCGCCACGCGCAAACCCTGATTCAGAAAGTAGCGAAGAGTCATTGGAAGAAAAAAATATTGATGGAATAGGGCTCACAAATCCTAACTATTTTCAAAGAAAATTAGAAAGTAAAGACCCAATACTATACCTTAAAAAAAAACAAGGAAAATTTCATCAATACTCGCGCGCCTGTCCTGTCAATTTACGCCGACAACCCGTTATCCTAACAGACACACAATTTCAAGATGTCATTAAACAACAACCAAATGCTATCAAAAGAGCAATCAAATATGGATCCAGCGATAAAAAGAAGCACTGGTATATATGCCCCGAATATTGGTGCCTAAAAACAAATTTACCACTTTCAGAACAAGATCTCGAAGAGGCGAAACGAGAGAAAAAACAATTGTGTGGAGATAGCGACGACCCTTATAATAATATTATCCCCTTTAATGCACGTTCTATACCAAAAGGTAAATATATATATAGCTTCAAAAATGCACCCCAAATTATAAAAGGGCAATATAAAGTCACCGAATACCCCGGGTTTTTTATTAATAAACATCCACAACAAGACTTATGTATCCCTTGCTGCTTCAATGTCGCAAAAAGCGCAAAACAACACGCAGCCCGCGAAAAGTGTGGCGCCGAGATGTGGAGCCCAGGCGGCGCTGATCCAGCCGCCGCCGCGCCCAAATCATTTTCAAAGAGCAAAAAAGAATCAGATATCATCAAAGAAGGAAATAAATTTCCCATCGATGCAGGACATTGGGGATTTTTACCTCATAATGTTTATAATTTTTTAAATGTGACAAACACAGATAATATGTGCAATGTAGATGGCGATATATGTATCCTACGACAGGGTGTGCAATACAGCGAAACACAATCCTTTATAGCAACAATAGCGCAAATATATGGTGCAGAAAAAATTCCAACGATTCAAGAAATGAAACAAATTATTGTTGATGCTATTACCATTGATAGCTTTATTACATACCAAAATGGTACACTTGTAGAACTATTCAAAAATGATGAAATAGATAAATTAAAAGGAACTATCCCCCCAGAGTATAAAGATACAGAATTATTTGGAAAATTCTGGCAGGGTGGGAAGTCAAAAGCCCTAGGAAGACAATATCTACGCGAAATAGTCGGTGCCTTCGAAAATTTCAAACATTTTATGCAAGACCCCGATATACTAATTGATTACGAATATCTATGGGATATTATCTGCACACCTAATGAAAAACTATTTCCACATGGAATTAATCTTATTATTTTAAATATCCCCGATGATGATATGACTCAAAATATTGGAATTATCTGCCCTAGCAATCACTACTCCAATAACCTCTTCTCTGGAAAAAAATTAACAGCACTCATATTACATAGAAATAACTTCTATGAACCTGTATTTAAACGAACAAAAACATCAAAAAAAGAAATTAATATTGAAAAAAAATTCAGTTTGCAAGGATCAATGGGCGAACTCTTTCCATGGTCATTGCAACCAATAATTAGAAAAATTGGCAATATTATCAAGAAAATGTGCAAACCCAAACCGAGTATAGAAAATACCACCATGCAGATTGATCTCGGAGAAGGCAACAGATCAAAATTCCCCATTAGACCAAATATTTCTGCAAGCGCAATAATGAATAAACTTAAAAAAACAAAATACAAAGTAACAAAACAAATTGTTAATTTATATACAAAAACTATAGGATTTATTGTTAATGACGGAGAGAACTACGTTTATCTCCCTACACGACCCTCACCCATTGATATGAAATTGCCATATGAACTATCACAGGCCAGCACCTCTTGGTGGAATAACTATGAGACAACCAAGACAATGTTGCAAAATCTAAATCATGTAATCAAGCCAAAACTTCCATGTAAACCCATTTTTAAGATCGTTGATGACGGAAAAATTATAGGCATCCTCACACAATCCGATCAATTTGTACCAACACATCCACATACACTAGAAGATACACACGGGGATAAACTTAAACCATATTTTCTGAATGCAGATATCTTAGATGCCAATAAAAGAATATGGGAAAATAAAAAAGAAGACCCAGAGAGAATAGAGATGGTACAGCGTATCCGACTAGAAACCAATTTTTATAATTCTTTTAGAAATATGGTACGCATCCTTCTTAACCAATATATCGGTCAACAGGCGCGCAGTAATATAGAAGCTATAATTTATAATGATGAAATTTCATATTGGCATAAATTAGCTAGCATTATTGAGCATCTCAAAACACTAATGACACCACATTTGGATTTCGTAGATTATGGTCGGATGGGGAGAGACGTTCTCTCCATTTCTAAAATTAGCCTGTGTCTGAATATGAATAAAAAAACGTGCGCCGCAGATACCGCATGTCTCTCCGAAGAAGGCGGAAATTGTAAACTATTAATACCAGGAAAAAATCTACTAAGCAAAAATGATAACGAAGATATCTATTACGGACGCATGGCCGACGAATTAATACGCTACGGAAATATCCGCTCCTTCGTATTTGAACCCAAAAAATTCATCGCCTTTCAAGATATCGGATACAATTTAAAAGATAACGAAATTCTATTACTAGAATCTATAATACTCGGAGATGAAGAAAATTTCTTTAAGAATCTTATTCCTATAGAAAAAAATAAATATGTAAAACACCCACAAACATTCTATTCAGCTCAACCAATAGATACAATTCCCTATTCAAATACCTTTATATTTAAGTAAATATACTAAGATTCGCTGTAAGAGCTTCCCAATCAAAAGAATTATTTGATACAAAAGTTGGCAATAGTAACGTTAACTTATTCTTATGCAAATTTTTAACTAGCGAATTTTGAGAATACTCAGCATAATAATAAGAAATCAAAAAATGACCATATGTTTTAATTACTAATTGCCTTTTCTCACTAACTATATTGCTACCTATAGCAATGATGTGCAGCCCACCATATGTTGCAAGCATCTGTATAATATCATCAAAACGTTCCTCTTCTAATACCTTCTTCTCATAATCACGGATCGCCAAGTCCTGTAACTTTGGATAATTTACAATACGAAATTGCTCCAAATCAAAATTAACTATAAACAGCTCCGATAAAAGGGGGCGAATATGAAAAGTGCTTGATTGAAGCGTAAAATAAATATTATAGAGATTATGAAGTTCAAACTCGCGTCCCGTGTATGGATTAGTCAGATTGCGCGGGCGACAGAAAAAATTCTGACTATGTAGCAAGGATTTATGCCAAAAAGTTGCTAGATCCGTCAACCTAAATGGATATTTTTTGGCGTTTTCAATTAATACAATTTTCTGGCATGTCGGAAAGACCGATAAATCATTACCATACATATCACGTTTTATCTCAATCAAGGGCGTTTTTCTCCATCGCCAATAACGTACTAACTTACGAATTAATTTCCTACATCGAGCCGCCTGAAAAAATATCTTTATTAATCTCTGTTTTTTTTCTATGTCAATAAATAAATTATTATAAATAGAATTATAGAATAATACATTGTCATTCTTTTCTAATAAATTAAAAATCATAAAATAGATCATATCAGAAGCATTTGCCCCCAAAATATTTTCTATAAAGTAAAGAATTCCTTGCATAATATTATTTATTATTATTTATTATTATTTTTTACCAAATTTACCACATAACACTATTAATAGTTCACAGCATCGGATGGTAAAGAGAATATATAATGTATAGCGCTGATAAGCAGGTACGCGATAAGGATAATACCGAGGACCCGTGTATTTACGAAATCTAAAATACATATTAATTAGTGTATCATGGAAAAAATAGTCTTCAAGCTGGGTAAGAAAACAATTATTATTATTAATAAACCAAGATTGTATTGTTATGGCTTGTATAAAGGTTATGGCGGCATATCGATATGGGTCCACTAGACATATCACAATAAATAAAGTATGTAATGAAAAAAATACATACTTAACAAACATTCATACTAATTATAGTAGATCTTTAACTTATTTCAGTAGATTTAAAACCCCGCATCATAGTCATCATCGTCGCCAAGATCCTCCACCTCGAGGAACTCTGTCGAGTTTGCAATCGCCATATTGGCAGTCGAACAAGTATCATTGGGATCTTCCATTCCCATAAAATCACCAATTGTCACCTTCTTAGCTGCTTCCTTATGCTCCAAGGAACGGGCTTTCGCAATATCTAATATGACTTGAAAACTATTGGTGCCAAAATAACCCTCTTGGCCACACATTACATTTGCCGAGATACCGCGCATATTGTCAAGCTCAGCATGCCGCGCCGCCCGCAAAAACATCTCCGGTGTTTCCTCAAAAGATGCCTTCGCCAAAGGACCGATATCATCATTATTAATCCCATGGCGAAAGATCGATACCATGGTTTTCGTCGCTGCTATGCGATCGCAAAGCAAATTAACATGATGATAATTAATGTATGTGCCATCAAATTCCAACACCTCTGATAACTCATTATAAATAGTAGCCCGCGCCGCCTCTATCCCCAACACACGATACGTCTCCTGAATATCATTGCTATATGTACGATTAATATCAATGTCCTCGAGCATCAATATGTCTTCCAAATTCGTCCCAATCGTATCCAAAACCCAGATCTCACGTGGCTCATAATTACCATCATGTAGGGTTAAATAATTAGGAATTTTGCGGATGGTCACCTTCGGGATCTTCTTGACACCTCGCAAAATAACATTCTTCAAAAGATTTTCTTGCAATGTCTTCAAACAATAAATCTCATCTGACTGATCCAATGTCTTCTTCTTACCCTTCGTCAAAGGTTGCGTTAGCCGAATGCGCATAACTAAACTATCCGAATTGGTATCTGTATAGATACACTGAAGTTGCCCCTTATAACTATGTTTCAAAGCATAATGTATATCACTCATAGATATATTCTTGTCCAACATCGCACTACGATCAAACTCAAAACGAATAATCCATTTTGAACGAATACCCTTCTTCGTTGTCTCCTCCTCGGCACCACATTCTTCAAGCATAGTCTGGAATTCCTTATACTCAGTCATTAACACCTTATCCGTTTCAATAAGAGTATTCAAGTCATCAGGATCAAAGCAAATTGACACACTACTAGTCACATCTTGCAAACTGGTTAACTCAAGCAAATACATCTGCTCCTGCGCCTTTAATCGATCCTCTTGCTCATCCTCCTTAAGAAAGATAGTAGTTGAAGGCTTTTTAGGATGTGCAGACAAGGATAGGATTTCCTCAATACGTGGCACACCGCGCGTCACATTAGACTTAGAAGCTACCCCAGCAAAATGAAATGTATTAAGCGTCATCTGAGTCGTTGGCTCACCAATACTTTGCGCCGCAATAATACCCGCCATCTCGCCCGGGCTAACGATGGATTTCTTATATTGTAAAATAATTGTTTCCATTAGAAGAGTTAATGCATTTCTATTAAAATGCCGCACGATCAATAACTCTTTCGGGGAAAGATGATACTTATATGCAAGTTTAAAGAGCGCCGTGGGTCGCACATAACGTTGGGATAAAGACGCAAGCGTTTTATCCAACATATTATACAACTCCATAGGCGTAACATCTACCAATGAATTATTCTGTAAATTAAACTGAAATTGAATATTATTAATAATACGTTTAAAATTTACAGGAATATGAATGCGTGTATCATTACTATTATGAAATACATTTTCTACTAACAATTGGCGACCCTTAATCATGTCAGCAATAACAGCCTTCGTGCGCGTCACCAATTCACGTTTTTGCTTTTTCATACGCGAAATCGCTTCACGCGTGAAATTTGACTTAAACGTACTACTGCGTAAATCAAAAGGTAATTGATAATGAGCATATATCTCTTCCAATGTCAGCTTACTTAATGGTAATGCCTGACTCTCTACCTTTGTCGTCTCAATACCATCATCACCATACTCAAATTGCACCACTTTATTTTTATTATTCCGCACTGTCATATCATACTTAATGTTCAAATCCTCCAAGCCCTTAATCAAACGACGCTGAATATACCCCGTTTGTGAGGTCTTGACAGCCGTATCAATCAAACCCACGCGCCCACCCATAGCATGGAAATACAACTCAAAAGGATTCAACCCCTCAATAAATGAGTTTTCAACAAATCCACGCGACTCAGGTGAATCATCATACTTCGTAAAATGTGGCAACGTACGATTACTGAAACCATACGGAATTCGCTTTCCATCAACATTTTGTTGACCCAAACAAGAAATCATTTGCGCAATATTGATATTATTGCCCTTAGAACCAGCATTTACCATTGTTACAAAACGATTATCCCTTGATAAACTTTTGCGCCCTATCTTCCCCGCCTCTTCTTGGGCCTTATTTAAAATTGCATTTACTTTCGTCTCAAATTCCTCCTCATTCGTCTTTCCTGTATTGTTTTCAAATACACCCAGCTGGATTTGGTCAAGCAAATTTTTAACATCCTGCTTCTTCGCCGTAATTGCTGTAGCAATCTCCTCGTTTGTCTTACTATCAGCAATCAAATCACTAATGCCAACACTATAAGAACTTATCATCATATAATAATTCACTATGTTCTGCAAATTATCAATGAAATCGGCCGATGAGTTAAACCCAAAATCATTAAATATACTCTGAATCAAACCCTTTGATGTGGCACCAAGAACACCTTTGTCTATTTGACCACGCATATACTTTCCATCACGTATCTCTATTATATTATTTGTTGTCTTCCGATCATCATCATCATCATACGACTTATTGGGAAACTTCGCCGACATAGGAGGCAAAATTTGAGATAAAATATTAAAATTTGAAATCCGTTTTTTACTACCATCAAATACACCATCCTTGATATTATCAAAACGCATCAATAAATTCATAGCTGTTCGCGGAGAAAATGTCATCCCCGGGCGCGTAAAGCGATAAATACCCAGCAATGAGTCCTGAAAAATCCCTATAATAGACTGATTATTCGCAGGACTAATAATTTGTCGAGGAACACTAGCCAAATTTAATAACTCCGCCTTTGCCTCATCATTCTGCGCAGCATGCATATTCATCTCATCACCATCAAAATCAGCATTATATGGTTTTGTCACACCAACATTCAACCGAAAAGTATTGCCCTGTTTCAAAATTCGCGCTATATGACACATCATACTCATTTTATGCAGTGAAGGTTGTCGATTGAATAGCACCGGATCACCATCCAGAAGATGACGATGTACAATGTCCCCTAACATAATATCAAGCGATGCGCGATCTACATAGCGCAGAGAAATACTCTCGCCAGATTTTCGCTCCAATATTTTGGCACCCGGATGCACCTCCGGACCATTTAATACTAACCTTGTTAGATATTTTTTATTTCTCTCATTTACCACTACAGGATAAGTAATGTTTTTCGCAATTGCCAAAGGAACGCCAAGCTCACGAATACCAATGTTTGCATCTGGAGTAATAACACTACGCGCCGAAAAATCAACACGTTTCCCCATCAGATTGCCGCGCACTCGGCCACCCTTACCAACCAACCGCTCCTTCATGGATTTCAAAGCACGCCCCGTTCTTTGCGCAACAGGCGCACAACCCGGAATATGATTATCAATCATCGTCGCACAATAATATTGCAATACTGTCGTCCAATCATCAATGACTTTGGCATTTGCATCCTGTTGCATCTTCTCCGTCAATGTCTTATTTGCCTTAATAATATTCACAATAATATGCGAAATATCATCTTCACTCCTCTGTTGCGCATCATGTTTTACCGAAGGACGCACCGCAGGCGGGGGAACAGGCAACACTTGGCAAATCATCCAGTCAGGACGCGACCACAGAGGACTAAAACCCATAAACGTAACATCTTCATCAGATATACGCCGAAAGAGTTTTAATACCTGTTCACAAGTCAACTTCATGGTCAGTTTATCTTTGACATTACCCTCATCATCCTTTATACCTTCAATGTTTGCCCATTCTGCAAATAGTGTAGCTAATCCCTCCTTGTGAATTTTCTTTGGTTGTTTGCACCCGCAACCATCTTCACAATCCTCACCACAACGAGAAATTTTACTAGCCAGACTAAAGACATATTGCCAGCGCTTCGAAGCCTTCATGTCTAGCGCATGACTATATTTCTTTTTGTCTATCAATAATTTACTACATTTAATGCAGATACAACGACAGACCTTTAATATGGTGTTCAAATACTGAATGAAGAAGACAGGGCGCGCTAATTCAATATGTCCAAAATATCCGGGCGTTTGCATATAATTCAAACCATCAGTCGGACAGATAAGACCGGGGTCTAATACACCCATGCGTGGATCAAATAATCCACCTATTACTGGTCGATCATTTATATATGTATCACGGGAAGTCACTTGCGCAACAGAAGTTTTCCTTATTTCTTCAGGCGACAAGAGACTAAACTGGACTCCAATGATTTTTGCCGCATTAATATCGTCATGCCGGTTAGTTCTATGCATTCTTATATTTCTATAATATTATTTAGATTGTTTTCAATTTTATAAAATAATATAAAAATAATAGGCATAATACATATTATGGAAGACATACCCCATACGCCTAAAAAGAGGTACAATCTTCGTAAAAGATCCAAAAAAAAACAAATAGTAAGTTCAGATTCTGAACCTTCTGACGATGATGATAGTGATTATATACCTGGATGCTCAGATGATGATATAATCACATCAGAAGCAGAAGAATTCAATGTGAGAGAATGGCAACGTTTTGTCGGGAAACTATTTCCTTCGCGGGCAACAAATCAACGTCTCCGAGCTCTAGACGAATTAGACAAGTATAAGGGTAAGTCTAGGAGTAAAGCGCGAAATACAATGAGAGAAAAGAAGGAGGCAGAAGAAGACAAAGACTATGAAACAGATGCTAGCGAAGATATTACCGAAGACTCCGAATATATCGACGAGGACTTACTAGATGAATTACAAAATGGTAACATGAAGGTAAATGTTATTTTCACTGTTGCAGAGAATCCCGACGCGGAGTATTATGGGGATGATGAAGATTTATATTATGAAGACGTTGAAGAAAGCGAACCAGAAGAAAAACCCAAAAAGAAGAAAAAAAAAAAAATAAAAAAAACAAAAAAAAGTAAACAGAAAGGAAAAAAAGAAGAAGAAGGAGAAGACGAAGACGAAGACGAAGACGAAGAAGACATTAGCGAGGAAACATTGTTATCTGAACTAAAAACACTTATGACTGAAAGAAAAAAGGAAGGAAAAGATGCCATGGTTAAAAAACTT